ACGGTTCCTGGCGGTAAATATTTCTTATTTTTTGCAGCCAGTTTAGCCGAAACTCTAATAATAATTTCATTAATTTTTTGTGGAGTCAAATATTGTTTTAAAAAAGCTGTAAATAAAAATTCTGGGTCTATCCCCATAGGTGCTAGAAGTTGCAATATATATTCATATATTGAAACCTGTTCATTCTTTGGAATCTTCAATCTTACTTTTCTAGGTATAGATATAAGACTTCTCATAGCAGACATTTGTGCTATAAGCTCTGATTGTGATTGAGTCAAAGGTGGTTTTATGGGAGGTGTGTACGCCATATTCTACTCTTCTGTTTTTGGTTTGTCTGAAACATTTGGAGCATTTGGAGAATTTGGAGCAGCTCTATCCTCATCTTCCTTAAGTCTTGATACTTTATTTTTGAAATCGTTGCTAATTGTTGAATCGATGTCTTGAGGAGCATCTTCTTTATACACAATAGATTTTATCTCTTTAGCAAGCAGTGCCATAGAACTAGTAGTAGTTGAAGCTAGTGTTAAAAATGATACAGCATTTTTTCCCAGTAAAGCAAATTGGTCAATAGTTACCATTAAATCATCAGCTTTTCTATATCTATCTAAAGCTAGCTCACGCTCTTCTTTTAGATTGTCAAGAACTTTATCAAGAATTTCAAGATAACCGTCTTTGTCAATTTTAATATTTTTTGCCATAATTTTTTTTCTTATAAATATAGAGCAAAAAAATTACGTTTCATCTTTCTTAATGAACTCCTGCTTTAAAAGTCGATAAAATACTTTGAATCGGCTAAGTGAATAAGTGATGTCTTTTGTTTGTAAGTTTGTATACTCTTTAATAAGATGATATACTTGACTTTTTGTATAAGCTCCTATAAGCTCATGATTTTTAAATATGTCAACTATAGCATCTCCAACTTTTATATCATTTTCAGAAGGATTTTCTTTCAACATTTCTTTGTTGACCTGTCCTTCTACTTCTTTAATAACATGTTGAAAGTATTGATATATTTTATCGTCCACCTCTTCTATATCAATTTCCATGATTTCTCTTGAGTCTGCCTCGTCTCTATTGTTTTCATAATCTAGGTCAGATTGTAGTTTCACATCAAAACTTTTTTTCTCTCCCATAAGATAATTTTTGGCAATTGTCCCATAAAAAGAATAAGATTTTGTTCGCATCCAAGGATTGAAATTTACAAATTTTTGATAAACGAATCCCTCGCAATCATCATGCAGTGTTTTAACGTCTATATCTGGTCTAAACAATTTATAGTTAAATATAATGTTTTCAACAAGTCTGTTAAAAGGTTTTCTAATTCTTTCTCTGAAAACCTTATCTCTTTCCTCTATTCTACTTTCATCTAATAAAAGCTCGGCTCTCATTTTGGCCATCCTGTCTATATATTTTTCATCAGGCTTTCTTGACGGCTTTGCTTTTTTAGCATTGTCTATTTCCTCTTTTATTCTCTGAGAATAAAAGTTTTCATCTAGAGCTAAAAATTCTACCACAGCAGCTTCTGTATCATCCGTCCAATATGTTTTCTTGGCAGATTCAATAGCTTTATCAATAGAAGATTCCATCTCTAACTCTAAGGGGGATTTTTTCTTTACCGAAATTTCCTCCTCAGACTTAAGACGTTCTAGATTTTCTCTATATGCTCCCTCTTCGTTACCCATTTTTTGTAAATCGGATATGTTCATCTTCTTTATAGAAATACTGTTTCTTTGCCTCTTCCACCCAAAAAGTTGCCTCTTCCTGTTCTATTCCTCCATTTTCAGCAGGTAATTGGGAAAGATTTCGAGGAATTTTAGTAGATGTTGGATTAAAATTAGGTTTTACAAATGTTCTGAGTTCGTATCCAAGTCTTGGAATCGCAAAAGAATTAATTCCATTATAAGCCAACCTCAATAAAAATTCATAATAATGACTCACTCTAAAACTTTCTTTTAATGGTTTATATTTACCGTCCACCTCTTCAACATATTCAAGAATAGATTTTGGTCTAATCGCAGCACCAAGAAGAAACATACAATTATATTTCATTAAAAGTTGCGCATCCATTTTTCCTGCTTCATCCACCATACCGTCTACCCATACAGCTTCATTCATAAGGCCAGCAAACACTCCATTATCAGAATTTCTGATAAGTGGGAAAAATAAGCTAACCTCTTCTTCTCCAGCAGAATATTTATTTAGGTTTTCTGTCCAATGAAGAGCAACAATATCCTCTCTTTCAATTTGCATGAACCACTCGTAATCACCTTCGATAGCTAAATTAAACCCTTGATTATAAACCTGAGCGAAATTTTTCGCATCGCTATCAACTATGATATAATTTATTTTACCATCGGTTTCCTGCTCTATTTCCACCATTTTTTCCTCACCAGACTCTTCATTTTTTTCTTTTGTTCTAATGATTATTTTTGGTTTATTCAAAAGCTCTTCAAGAGTTTTTTTACTCTCGTCCGATAAATTTTTGGTCAAAACTAACAAATCTGGAGCGACAGTTTGTTTTGAAACACTGTATAATGTTTCCTCAAGAGCAGTTGCATGCTCTTCGATATTATCGATGAAAATAGATATCAGTGTATTGCTATTTTTTAAATTTTTCCAGTTCATTTATTCTTTTGTTTTTATATTCATTAATAATTTTTAAGAAATCTGTTTTTTCACCTTCAACCGTATATCTTGAAAGTGTTTTTTCATACTCCTCAGTTATTGCTGGATGGTCAAATTCTCCATTCAACCACTTGTCAATAACAACTCCTAGAACTTCTGCCGTTTGGAATAAATCATTGTTCACAGTCCAATTTCCATTTGTAGGTGTAACATATTCTTTTCCTCCATAAACATTCCACCCTACAACATGAGTATTACACGCCATAGCTTCTAAAGGTAATGTTCCAAAACCTGCAATATCATCCGTATATAAAATAAAAGCACAGCTAGCTAACCTATCTGCAAACTCTTCTTTTGACAATCCAGCTAATTCTACAAACCTTACCCACCTCAAGTGAGGATAGAAAGATTGGAACGTTTTTATGATATTGTACGTCTTAAGTTTATTTTCAGGACCTCTTGATGCCATGAACCCCACTATAGGGAATTTCTCAGTTAGCTTCGCAGGTGGCTTAAATAAACCCCTGTCGATTGATTGTGAAAACTGCTTGATGTTTAACCCAGGCATAATAGCCATAAGGTATTCTGTGATAGCATCTGAAACAGTAATAACATCAGAAATGCCAAATTGTTGCCAAGTTTCACCAGAATTCAACGCATTTAATATATAGAACCAACTCTGCGCTAATACAATTTTTTGACAATTGATTTGTGCGAACTTTTTCATAACATTAGGAAACCCCTCTGGGATAATGATGAAATCCTCAGGCATAACTTGAACTACTTCTGCAACTTGTTTAGTGTCGTCAGAAAATGTTAATACTTTTTTTCCATCACCCATAGGCTCAAATTCAATTCCTTCAAGGCTAAAATCTATCCAGGCTGGATTAAATTTGTCATAAACCTCAATTTGTTTCTTTTTTTCTTGAGATTTTTGATATGAAGCTTGCTGGTTTATTTTTGGCTCATAAAGAATTATTGTATTCATCCCTTGGTCTGATAATATTCTTGCTAATTTTAACAAAACAGCAACGCCTCCACTAGGAGTATTCATGTTCGGGGCGAAAAAATAAAATTTAAATTGATTTTCTTTTATTTTCCCTATAATGCCATCAATCATCTCATTATGTTGTATTGCCTCGGCATCAACATCCACGGTTAATGATTTTTCAATTTCTTTTTTTACAGCCTCAGCTGCCGCTTTAGCGTCAACCTCTTCTACTGATTTTTGAACGTCTTCTTTCATTTTTTACATTTTTTTTAAATATAGAATCAAAAAACTTTAAAACAAATACTTATTTCTATTTTTTAAATAACTTTTCAAATATTTGTCTCGCTTGGACTACATCAAATAGCTCGTCATAGCTATAATCTACTTTGTCCCATTTATTATAATCTCTATTGATTTTTATTATAGTTTTCCCGTCTGGTTTATTTTGCAAAACTTCTGGGTCAACATCTATAAGCACATCACACTCTTTCCATTTGTCAACGTTTTCGTTAACAACTTTTATATTCCTAGCTCTACAACCAGCTTTATGTAAAAAGAAATAAGTTGCAGATATAGCTTGACCTTTAAGATTTGTTAGTAACACTGTTTCGAAAAGATTATTTTCAAGACCATATGCCTGAAGTTGATTAAACTTCTCTCCAGCTCTTTTAAATACATCAGCATCTCCAAATATTTGAAATGGATATTTGTCATACATAAAATAATCAAGTGCCTCCTCTGGGGTAAAATCTGTATTTTTGTCTTCTAAAACAATTTCATCAAGCTTGAATTCGTTCTCTTTTAGAAATTCTTCAAACTGTCCACCCTCCGAACTGAATGAATTTTCATTCTCAAACATTTTCAAATCTTCAAACTTATAATGATTTAGCATGTTGAAAGTGTCTATTGGATAAGAAATTCTTTCCTTAATAGCATCCTCCATTTTTTCAGCTAATTCTCTAGATTGTTCTTCTGAAAGTTCACTAACCTGAAAGTCTTTTGTCATTCCAACTAAGTTTGGATTGTGCACAAAAACTTTTTTGTATTGTTTATCAAATTGACCGTGAAAGTCTCTAAGTATTCCGTCAATGGAAATTCCTAATTTTTTCATAATTTTATTGTCTATTTAGTTCGTTTTGTTCTGCTATATATAAGTTTGTTAAAAAAGCACAATATTCAGCTTCTAAATCAACTTTATTTAAATGTTTTGAGATTGCAGAGTAGTCATAACAGTCACTTGCAAATTTGACAAAATTTTTCGCCTTTTCTTCATCAAATCTAAAATTTTCATGTATTGTATAATAACGCTTTGAAAGGTGGTATTCTCCATCCATTTTCACATATACCTCTGGTTTACGAAAAACTCTCACGGTCATTGCAAAAATTATAGCATTAACATTCTCTTTTAAATCCCCATCTTCATCAGTATCTTTAATAATTATTTTTGCAACCATTGTCAAAGCATTTGCCACATCTTGTTTCAGTCTTGCACCATCATTAACATCTAGAAACCCAAAGTCATCCCACCATTTTAAATACTCTTCATCAGTAAAATCAGGGTCTCTTGGAAATCGATATAATAATTCTGGCAATTTTTTCATAACTCAATATTTCTTATAAAATAAAAAAAGCCCCTACGAAAGTAAAGGCTTTTTTATTTTGAGTTATAAAAATTTTATATCAAGGTTGTAAATTCCCCCCCAATAATAATTATATGTTGAGCTTTTCCGCTCTCATGAATGATTACATGAGAATGTAACCAAGTGCTAGGACCTCCTTCATTATAATCCATTTTCAGCTTAGTTGTAGTTCCAACGGTTAATGCACCATCTTGTCTAGCGGGAGTGTGCGAATGGGCTGTAACCACCTTTGTATTTAACCTTCTAAATTGTCCTATACTGCCTCGACTTCCATTTTGACCATAGTCTCCATGAGCTCCAAGTTCCCAACCTTTAACAATGTAACTATCTGTTCGACTAAGAGTTTTAATATCATTAAAATTCTTATTTATTACATATGGGATAATTCCATTAGGAGCCTCGCCCTGTAACAGAACTTTAGCATATTCCATATATTCAACCGAATTTATAATATTTTTCTTCCAGTCACTATTAACTACCCACCTATCAACAAAATCATCATGATTACTTCGAACTATAACAAGATTATACCTTCTCATGTCTTCTAGCCAATCAACCATCTGACTTATTTCCTTCTTTAAAGAATCGGAACCATCTAATTGTTTTTGATAAAGTTTTATTGGATTTTTAGTATGCCAGTGACTAATTGACCACCCATCAAATAAATCATGAAGTATAGTATGTTTAGGTTTTATTCTATCTAAAAAATCAACAGTTGTATCAATAACATCTTTGTCTATGTTATGTAGATGAATATCTCCAAGTACAGCTGCAGCTACTCTGTCAATTTCTTCCACATCTCCGTCTTTAACTTCGAATATTAAATCACAGAAACTCCCGTTTTGCTTTGCAGTTACCTGACGAGCAAAGAATTTGTCTTCACTACTTATTTCTACAATTACAAATCCAAGTGTATGATGAAATTCACCTTTTTTGCCTACTTTAGAATCTGTATAATTCTTCTTAGTAACAGACCCAGTTGTCATCATTATCTTCGGCTTGTGACCCTCCATAGCCGCAATCACCTTGAGGTGGACACGGGGAGAACCAAATACGCAAGAATTAATTCCACTCATTCCCTCTAAACCGCTAAGTGGATTAACGGCTGTTGGTTGAATCTTCACATCTGACATTACCGACACATACTTATGAATATCATGTCGATTTGCATCCAAAAACGGAAGTACATCATCAACCCAGTAATCATGAGCGTAATCAGAAAATACAGATGTTGGATTTTTATATCGACCAGCGATAACATGAATGTCGGCATCAATAAATTCAGCATACGCCTTCATATTATCAAAAAACGGTTTATGTACAGGCGTGTTGTTTTGAGCCCACGTTATCAAAAACCTTTTTTTAGTTTTATCATGAGTCTTTTTTTTCGCCTCCTCATATTGCTCCGAATCCTCAGAGTCCTTCTTTTGATTGGTGACAATCCCAAGCGTAATAAGCCACTTTCTTGTGGTTCGCTCACATTTTTCAAAAAGTTTTTGTAGAATCCCCATGCGCTCGTCCCAAGATAAGTCTTTATTATAGTAGACTTCTTTAGCATAGGAGATTTGTTTAGATGTTAAATCTTTGAATCTCATACTTTAAAATTTTCCATACAGTGCAATAATAAGAAATTATTTTGATATAATCAAATTTTTCTTACTAATAGTTATCTTGAAAAATGTCACAAATCTTTTTTGCGCTTTTTCCATCTCCATATGGAGAAACTGTATCTGTCTTATAATCATATATATAAATATTAAATAATATACTTAAATCGAAAGGGTCTTCTACCATAAAACTTGTAGAGCCCACTGACTCTGGCCTCTCGGTAACTTTTCGGCAAACTAGACACTTCTTATTGAAGTAACTGCACTCTTCTTGCAAGCCTCCACTATCCGTTATTACAAATCGACATTTAACTAAGATTTTAATAAGCTCATCGTGAGAAAGAGGATTAACAATTTTAACATTTTCTAACAAATGTTTATGTTTTTGCACGTTTGGATTTGGATGCAATGGTATAATAAACTCCAAATGAGAGTGTGTTTTAGCAAGTAGATTTATTTCCGCAAACCATTTATGCATGTTCCAATGATTTTCTCGCCTGTGCATTGTGACCAAAACTTTATTTGTATATTCACAATCTTTTTTATATTCCAGCAAATTATCTAACACAGTGTTTCCTACAATATATATATCACCCCCCACTTTTTCATTTTTCAAATTCTCTTTATTTAAAACTGTTGGACACAGGTGAATATCAGCAATTGATGATACTATTCTCCTGTTTGTCTCTTCTGGGTATGGATTCTTCTTATCATAAGTTCTAAGTCCAGCCTCTAGGTGAATCACCTTGATTTGTCTGTGCATTGCGGCCATAGCTAGACCAACTACCGACGTAGTATCTCCTTGTACCAAAACATATTTAATACCCTCAAAACATACCTCAGGGGTTGACAGGCAGTTTTTCAAAACAGAGTCTAATCTGTTGCCGCCGAAATCTTTCATTTCTAAGTTGAAATCTGCCCCATCAGGAACAATATCTTTATGTTGCCCTGTAAACAAAGTTTTAAATCGCATTTGTCTTTTTTCCATCTCCTTAATAAGAGGTAGAATTTTTATATATTCTGGTCTAGTGCCGTAAGTTACTAATATCTGTTTATCTTTCAAAATCAATATATTTTTTTACACCATTTATTTCTATCACATCAACATCAACAAGCTCTACGCTGCCCACTGTTAATTTAGTTCTATTTAAATATTTAAAATCATCAACCCATTCAAATAAAAATCCATATGTTTCATGATAACCATAAAATTTAATTAATTTATCAGAACTGATATGTTGATAAGCTAGGTTGATATTTTCCATTTCTGTATCATGTCGATTTGGTATAACTACTTTTTTCCCAAACATAGTTTTATTTCCTAATTTTAATTGAGTAAAAACCGTTGCAACTTTACTATCATAAAAATTAGTCCCAGGAGTATTAATGCCAAACAGTCCTTTATTTTGTTTTTCAGACCCATGTTTTCTTTTAAGTGTTTGTAATACTTTAAAATCGGTAGTTTTATCATTTTTAAAAAGAACAATGCTTCTAGCACCGCCCCCCACATTATAAGAATTATACCTTTCATATTTAACGCCAAAATGATTTAATAATTCATCTTCATTTTTAAAATGTTCCTTTTGTTTTTTATACCAATAATGGTCTCTTCTTTGGCTTTCTGATACATTTCCAGTATCAAATATTAAATATTTACTATTAAACAATAGCTTATAAAATATATCGTCTGCAACATCTAAACCGTATTTGCCTAACATATGGTGGTATAGGCTTAAAAAAATTGTACAATCACTAGATAAATTATGATTGATTTTAGCAATATCTCCATTAATAAAACTATAATCTTTAGGCGGGTTTAAATCGGTAGATAAATCCATACCTATAACCGTTTTATTATATTTTTTTTGTAAAGGATATGATACATTACCATTGTTACAACCACAATCAAAAATTTTATTTACACCTTGTAGGCTTTTCACAATATTATCAACTGCATTAATCTTTACTGAATAATCTTTTCTTTTATAATATGATTTATCGTCTGTTGTTTTGTAATCTATTGGTTTCATAAGTGTTATTTAGTTTTTTTAACTGTAGCAACTCCTCGTTTTTGAACTACTTGAGTTGCACAATCGTTAGCATATATAATAGATTTTGAAATGTCTTTTTCTTCTAAAAATTTTAAGATAAAGGCAGCTGTAAAAGTATCGCCAGCCCCAGTCTGGTCTTTAATATCAACTTTTTCTACAGGATAATTACATCCTTGATAAGTACAACCACCATTGCCAAGAGTAATTAAAATCTTATCTTCTAAATGAGGAAGAGTTTCTAAGATGTGTTTCGATTGTTTATATTCTTGACCATTCAATTTAATAAAAGCAGCTTTCTCAATGTATTTTCCAAGAAGTCTTTTTGTGTCGATGATAACAGTATCGTGCGACTCACACAACAGTTGAATTGTTTTTTGATTTAAGAATCCTTTTACATAGTCTGATATAACAATTGCATCATATTTTCCCAACTCTACGTCATGTAAATCAATTTCGTCAACATCGTCTTCGCCAACATCTACACGTACCAACATCTGATTTGTTTTGTCGTCAACATATCTCGTTTTTGTAATTTCTGTCTGATTAGTTAACAGATGACAATCACTTTCCAGGCTCACCAGATTATTGTATACATTTTTTGCCATGCCGCCTGTTTCAGTTTTATGTTTTGGAGTAAAAACGGGAACGGGCGCATCAGGACAAAGTCTTTCACACTTTCCATAAATGTATATATCTTGGCAACTGTCGCCAATTACTAAAATTTTTTTCATTAAATCAGTTTTTAATTCCAGCTAATCTCCCAGTCTTTAAAATCAGCAGCTAAGCAATCTATTTTATAATCTTTACGACCGCCAACACGCTCTTGAATTTTGTTTTTTGCAACATTTCTTATTCCGTTGAGACCATGTGTCAATTCTAAGTCATTACCATCTTTAATACCTTTTCTATAATTTGACTCATTGTGCCAGATGTGCAAATTCATTTGAGATAATACAACTATCGCTCTAATTGTTTCAGCATTAATAGTTGGTTTCTCATCACCATTTAGCTCGGCCTGTTCTATTAAAAGCAGGTCAATATCGTGAAGAATATCTTTAATTTCATCTCCATATTCCTCTTTATGTTCTGTGATGAAAACTTCTTTTAATTGTGCAATAGACAATCTATCTACAAGTTCGGATAGCGTTGGTAAGTATTTTCTTTCTTTCATTATAATCTTTTTTTAATATCTTCGTAAACTTTTTTTAACCCTTGCTCCATGGTGGTTTTTGCCTCCCAGTCAAGAACTTTCTTTGTTTTTGATAAATCACACCATTGCCCCCAAATAACAGTCTTACAACTCCTATCAAAATCAATATAAACATTTTTACCAGAAATGTCAATGATTTTTTCAGCAATATTCTTAATTGATATTCTTTCTTCCTTTCCAACGTTAAGAGGGCCTATTATCTGCTGGTTGTCTAATTTATCCAACATTAACTCAATACAATCTAAAGCATCCTCTATAAAACAATAAGACCTAGTTTCCTCTCCTGTACCTTTAACAATAAAAGGAATTTCAGGATGTTTAACCGCTCTGTGTGAAAAAACTGGAATTACAGAACCTGTTTCAAGGTCAAAATCTTGATTTTCTCCATAAATACCTATAAATCGACCAACCGCAGCTCGCAAAGTAGAGTTTTCTTGACATGCGTATTCAACCATTTTTTCTCCAATTAGTTTACCCCACCCATAAGAAAGCTCTGGGTCTGCAGGAATAACCTCGTTCTCCGATATTTTTGGAGAGTCTTTATCGCCTTGTAAATTTTTGGGATATACATGAGCGCTTGATGCATAATAATATCTTGGTATTCCATTTTTTATAACTGCATTAAGAACATTAGAGTCTATTTTAATGTTAGCCGCCATCACCTCATACGGTTTTGAAAGATATGTGTTAATGCCACCAACTTTTGACGCCATGTGAATTACCGTATCAACATCCTCAAATAAAGATTCGCTATCATTCTCACTAATTTCTCGCAAATCCGAATGGACAATTCGCAAATTAGGAAAACCCTCACAGTCTTTTAGATATTCAATTTTACCTCTTTCAAAATTATCTACAACTGTAACTTCATGACCTTGCTTAACAAGTCTTTTTGCTAAATGAGAACCTATAAAACCAGCTCCTCCTGTGATTAATATTTTTTTCATAATTGTTTTAAATTTTTAACATCCTATTATTAAATGTTTAATGTTTTTGTGAATATTTTCATATCTCGTATTTAAAAAAGTAGTGTTCATGCCCCTTTTAAGAACTTTAAATCCTTTTTCTTTGATTATTTGGACTACATGGTTCTCATTTATCTCATTCATATAGTGTCCTGCTGTAGACACTTCAACATCTAAGTAAACAACTTTTTCAATATAGTCTCCAGCGCTCATAAACACACATAAATCTTTTCCCTGAGCGTCAGTTTTAATATGTTCGATATATTCAAATCTATCCCAAGGTATTTTTTCTAAAATATCAGAAAGAGATATAACGGGAACTTTTTTTACAAAATCAATCTTCTGTTTTTTTACAAGCTTTGGAGACGGCTTCATTAAACTAGATGTGCCTGGGTCTCCCTCCATGTGATAAAAATCAACCATTTGTAACTCGTCAACATTATCGAGAGCACATTCAAGTAACATATAATTATCTTCATTATAAACAACTTCTGTTGTTTTGTGCCAAACCATGCCTTTATCTTTGATACTTTTAATAGCTTGGTCATTTGGCTCTACCCCAATAACAAACAATTTATCCTCTCCGAACAACCATCTGGCAGAGTTTGGGGCACACCATGATAAGCCAACATCTATTTTGATATTTTCAATATGGGCTGGAATATCTAATTTTCCATTATTATCCAATCTAAGACCGTTAATATTCATTTTTATACCATTTAATAGTTTTAATCAATCCATCTTTAACCTTCGTAGAAGGAACATACCCAAGAGTTTTTTCAAGCTTGCTCATATCATAATAACGCTTTATTTGACCATCAGGCTTTGAAGAGTCCCATACGATTTCACCTTCAAACTCTGTTATCTCCTTAATAGTTTCTATCAGCTCTTTAATAGTAGTTTCAACTCCAGTTCCAAGATTAAGTGGTCCACTTTCATCATATTTTTCTGCAATATCAACTAAAACATTGACCATATCTTCTACATATAGAAATTCTCGAGAGGCAATACCGCTCCCCCATACAACAACAGAGTTATCATTATTTTTCTTAGCCTCTATAAACTTCTTAATTAGAGCAGGAACTACATGGGAAGTATCTAAATTGAAGTTGTCATGAGGTCCATAAATATTGGCTGGCAATAAAACGGTTGAATTGAATCCATATTGTTTTCTATATGTCCATGATTGTAAAATTAAATTCTTTTTCGCCATTGAATATCCTAGAGAGTTTTCATCAGGGAGGCCTTTCCAAAAATCCTCCTCTGCATATGGAGTTTCAAGACCAAGTGGGTATCCACATCCAGCGGCAACGGAAACTAGTTTCTCAACGCCTGTTTTGTACGCGTAATGTGTTATTAACAAACCCATAATAGCATTGTCATAGTAAAACTCAGCTGGTTTCTCTTTATTAATTCCTATCCCGCCTACTTTACCTGCCATGTGAAATACAATCCCAGGCTTGTTAGATTCAAAATATTTTTTAACAGAAGCTTCACTTGTCAAATCAAGTTCACTGCTACTAGGTGTTAATAAATTTTTCACACCAATTTCTTTGAGTTTTTTAACTAGGTTTTGGCCAACAAATCCGCTAGCTCCAGTGATTAAAACTTTTTTGTTTTTCCAAAATTTCATCTTTTGTATTTTTTTATAAAATTATTAATTTCACTCTCAGTATAAAAGAATTTCATAATATCATTATTTAATTGAGTTTCCAAATAATTATCTGTAAAACAAATGTTATCTTTAAACTCTTTATACTTATTGCCATAATGTTTTTCACTCCCTATGTTGTCATATTTTATTTCGCCAAAAATATCCAACTCATTAATCATATCATCCACACCATCTACTCGATATAATAATAAATAATTACCGCTTTTTAATTCATAAAGCTGATATTTTCTTTCTTTGTCAAATGTTTCTTTTTTTACAATCAAATTTCAAGACATCAAAAGCTTCTTGCATCCATATTAACGGTGTTTCATGCATCCAGCCTCTTTTAAAAAAAATTTCAGCTAAAGATATGGTTTCCATTTTTTGCAAAACTTTTGACGTACCTACGAAACCACGCTCTCCCTTATAATTATTCCCTTTGTGTTTTACATCATTATAAATTTTACTGCAAAATGTTTGAAAAAATTAAGACATGTTTCTGCCAACAAATTCTCTAAACCCGACAATAATCAAATCATTTTTTTGACCATTATTCCAAAGTTTTAAAACATGCGTAGAGTGAGCACTTTTCTTTATATACCCCTTTTTTAGCGACTTGGTAACAGTGTGCGTTCCCACTTTAGCAAAATTTGCAATTCTTATAGTTTTATTATATTTTACCACCAACTCTATATTTTTTTATAAATGTATCTTTTTCTTTGTCAAGATAAAAAAATTTCATAACATCATTATTAAGTTGTTTTTCTAAATACTCATCAGAAAAACTTATCTCATCTTTGAAATTTTTATATTGACTTTTATACCATTTTTTCGCTCCAATATTTGTGCTAATGACTTTATTTTTGAATATATCAACATTTTTTATCATAGCGACAATATCGTCAAGCCTATATAACAGTAAATTATTATTGTTTTTTAAATTGTAAAACTGATATCCTTTTTCTTTGTTAAATGCTTCTGTTTTGTAATTAAACCCAACTGTTTCAAAGAACTCTTCAAACCACACAACGGGTGTTTCGTGCATCTATTTTCTTTTATAGAAAGTGTCGATTAAAAAATCTATGTCCATTTTTTGAACCGCTTGCTGCTCTCCTAGAAAACAAAGCTCTCCTTTATAATCATTTCCTTTGTGTTTTACATCATTATGCGTCTTATCGCTTATTGTTTGGAAAAAATAAGACATATTCCTGCCAACAAATTCTCGAACACCACAAATAAATAATGTATTCCCATTCTCAAAATATTTTTTAAGTCGAACAATTGACTGTGCGTGTTCACATTTTTCTTTTAATGACCTATCTACCGTTTGAGTACCCACTTTGGCAAAACTAGCGGCAACAATTTTAGCATATTTTTTTTCCATAATTAAAAAACAAATATATCACTTTTTCCATACATAACAAAATTATCATATCCATATAAAATTAGCAAATTTTTAATATCTTCTCTTAGATATCCAAACTGTTTTGTGTTTTTATCGTCGTATTCCAATAACAATAAAGGCTTTTGAGACTTCAATGTTTTTTCGCCCCCTTGTAGTATGAGCAATTCAGCCCCTTCTGTATCAATTTTAATAGCGTGAACTTCTTCTAATTTAAGCTCTTCAACAATAGTATCAATTTTCTTACACTCAACCTTTTGAGTAGTATACTCCCCTGTTTTATTAGAATATTTAAATCTTGTTGGATTTTCTCCAAGTGTTGATAGTCCACTATCGGATAAATCTTTTGGAGTCTTAAGTTCTAGCTCTTTATCTTCTTTCCAAAAACCCATATTGTGAATATGAGTATTTTTTAAATTGTTCAATTCAACGTTTTCTTTTAGTACATCATAGGCAACAGGATTAGGCTCAAATGCATGACAAGTTATATTATCTTTTATTATTGGCAACAAGGCATAACTTCCTGTATTAGCTCCAATATCTAAATAAACATATTTATCTCTTGGAATAGCAACCATTTTATTAAAAAATGCTTGCACCATTCCTAGTTCATAAATTTGACCATTTCTGGAAGAGCCCATTACTTGACGTACTCTATCAGACAACTTAATGTGCCTTTTGTTAATAAACGTTGCATTAATCATGTATCAGATTTTTATATAAATAATGTATTTCATATTCTTGGACTTTACTATAAGCAGCATCTACAATATCTTGATATGTGTCAAGGTTGTGTTTGATATGTTCTAACAATGTATTTAGCTCTTGAAGGTTGTCCCAATAGATAAAATGTTTATCGGGCTCAAACCATTTTTCAATAACATTCCAAGGGTCTTTTTTAACCAAAACAAGAGTTTTGCACATCATAGACTCAATTACTCTTGGTTTAAATTGAGGAATATAATTAACATCTAAATGTTTAAATGCTTCATTTTCATCCCATTTGTTATATTGTTTTATAAAATTTTTGTGTTGTCCAGCAATCGGAGCAACATTCATTGCAATAGAGGCTTTAGACTTGCTAAGTAACTCCCATTTTTTAGCACTGTTAATATTAACATGTGTGACACCTGGATATTGGAACAGTGAGGTTAATATATATTTATGTTTTTTCATTGTAAAGAGCATGTTCTTATGGGCGTTATCCATAATGGTGCCCATGTACATAACATCATATTCTTTATCTATACTATAATCTAAATGTTTAAAACTGTCAGCATTAAAAGGAAATGGTATTGGAATATACTTAGTGTCCGATTTATCTTTAAGCCACTCTGCCGTATAGGGACAAATTGTGTATACATGTGTAAAATAATTTTGGCTACTTACAGCTGTTTTGGTGCCAGTAAAAGAACATGGGGCCTCTAAATTAATATAAATTCTCTTGGGTATATGAGCAAATTTCTTTTTTAATTGTTCATCATTTGACGTTTTATAACCTAAAAATAAAACACACTCTTCTGAATCGTCATTATACCTTTCCAGGTCATAATAACTATTTATCATATCTTTATACTCGCCGCCGCTATCTACAACTATTTTCATATTTTATAATTATTTAGCAAAAAACATTCCGTAATTAACTCTTCTTTCTGGGTTTACAAGCTTAGGCATGTCTAACTCCTCCCAGGTGTAAAAATTCTTTGGATATTCCATATAAGGGTCTCCTTTTTTTGAGAAAGTTGCTTTTTCGAAAACGTCTCTTTCATCAAACCATCCGATAACTCCGAACTGCTCATAGCCTATTTTTTGTAAATGTTCAACAATCTTAAGCAGGTTATCATATTCTTCTTCATGCCATTCAAAACAAATATCTTTTGCTTTCTTAGTCAATCCTTTTAAAACATTAAATTCATATCCTTCCACATCTATTTTCATCAAATCTGGGGTTCCATAAATTTCAATCATTTTATCAAGCGTGATTGATTTTATTTTTATAGGGATTTTATTCCAACGTCCAGATTTCTTAGGCAAATTCTTACTACCTTTGGTGAATCGAGAATTTTGCATAAACTCTACGGATGCAGTCGAGATTCCTGATTGATGTGGTGCGATATAAAAATCGACTAACTCTTCACTTGTTTCAGCAGCAAGCCTATTTAGTAAAGTGCAATTTGGAGGGTTTTTTCTTAAACATAAGTTCGGATTAGCCTCCACAGCAGTAACCTTGCTGTCAGGAAATCTTTTTAAACATTCTTTTGTAAAATCCCCGTTGTTATATCCGATATCAAATACTAATTTCATTGTTCAATTGTTTTAAATTATTTTAAATTCTTTTGGATAAAATTTTGTTCTTATTAAAGATTGGTCTTCTGGATGATAAAATTTTGGAGCGGTAACAATTTTATTTTCGTTCTCATTAAGAAAAGCTGCCCACCAACCAAAACTACTAATATGACACATTATGTTATGGTCGCACAACATAATCCTGCAAAAATCATCGAGCGGTTCGCACCCGTCTGAAAATATATAATCGTTTCCCTTAAAAGTAGATTTGCACCAATCTATATCGCTTTTATTATCCTCGCTTCCTCTAGCACCTCCAGAAAAAACAATATATTTCACCTTTTTTTTCTCAAATATTTTTTTGGCTTTCTCAAAATATTGAAAATAGAGCCCCCCTTTATCATATATTTTAGGATATATCTGACTTGCTACTCCATTATTTAGCCCCTGCGTATTATCCCCTCTTCTAATATGAACCGACACCAACTCATATTCTGGATATTTATTTTTTATTTCATCTATAAACATCTTGTTTTTTTGAATATGGTGTTCTTTTGGTCTCAACTCTTTTTTTATATTTTCAGCAAACTCTTCAAAATAAAACGTGCTTTGAAAAAATCCGCTAATATCAGTATTATCAAGTATGTCAAAAAAGTTTTTATCAATTGTTTTCCAAGACGGCTCATTGTATCGTTTAACAATATTTTTTAAATCGGAGGATTCTAAATAAGAAGCTTCTATATTAAATTCTCCTAATAAACATTTTTGCCCTTGCCACGCCCTTGATTTTGGGTTTGGAATTTTCACCTCATACCCATTTTTTAAAGATAACCCTCTTAGCGCAGCGTATTGGAACATTTGGTTTCCCAATCTTCCTAGCGAGCCTATTTTAGTAAAAGTTATCATAAGTTTGTGAAATTTTTATTGTTGAATTTTATGACCATTTTATAACCTTTTAGCAATTCTTGAATACCTTCGTCAATACTGTGGTTTGGCCTCCATACGCAAGACTCTAATTTTTCATTAGAAACTATGTAATTGCGCTGGTCAGCATCACTTTTATAATCATCTTCTTTAATTACAAGGTTTGGTATTTGTTTTTTTATAGCACTTGCTAACTCAGCCTTGGTTAAATTAGCATCTGAAAGTCCTACGTTATATACATCTTTTTTCATAGAACTATAATGCTCTATGCAAAACAAAAAAGTGTTTGCTATATCCTGTATGTGGATATAATTACGATTAAAATTGGGTTCAAATAAAATTAGATAACCATCTACAATAGACTTGTAAACAAAATCGTTGACGAGTAAATCTGTTCTCATTCGAGGGGAAGTTCCAAAAACAGTTGCAAGCCTCAAACATATTCCATTGCTATGCTCTAATACATAATCCTCTGCTTTACACTTTGTAACTGCATAATGAGACAGAGGGTTAAAAGGGCTTTCCTCGGTTATTATGTTTTTTGAACTTCCATATTGACTATTAGTGTTAGGCATAATTATCTTTTGATTTTCTGTCAAATTATCAACTATAACCTTTATTTGTTCAAAATTTATTTTTGTAGCCAGCTCTTTATTTTCATCACAAGCGGGTGCTCCCACAATTGCAGCTAAGGGGATAATGATATCGTATTTTTTCAACTCTTCTTTTAAAAATTCAAAATCTGTTATATTGTGAACAGTTAAATTAAAATTTTCATTTTGACATTCACCTAATAAAGACAATTGATTATACATCAAACTATCTATAACTGTTACACTGTATCCTTCTTTTAAAAGAGTTCTAGTAAGTACAGAACCTATATATCCAGCACCCCCAGTAATTAAAACTTTTTTCATAATATTTTTTTATATTCTTTAAAAACTGTAAATTCTGTTAAGTCTCTATAGCCATTGTTTTCCTCTAGGTCTGGAACGTCCACTGGATAGTTCTGCATCAATGCTAATCCGTGAGCAGCTTCCTGTGGTGTCATATACATATTCCACCCTAACATTGTGATATCATCTTCATGGTACAGTTTTTCGCCCCTACCTTCGTAGCGAGCCTGTTTAAACCATTTTACAGCCTCTTCATTATCGGTCAAAATCATGCCGCCCTTTCCCAGTGCAAGTTGTTTTTTTATGTGAAAAGACAAGCACATAAACGTATCGGGCACATACATATCTGAAGTAAACCTTTTTGCTGCATCATATACAGGAAGTGGCTTTAGTTGATAAATCCCTTTCCAGTTATTTATTTCCTCTCTCGCGTCAAATGTAACATCAAAACCTGCGTGTTTTATAGACTGCGGAACCGATAAGTAAGTTTTTGAAGGTATGGTAATTTCAAAATCTTCATGCTTAGTCATAATGACATCTTTAAAGTATCTCATACATAAAAATATGGCATTTGTACAACTGTCAACAGACACCGCATAAGGAGCTCCTGTATACTCCGCAACCTCCTCTTCAAAATGTTTTACTATGGAATACGGATTGTGTTTAATTTTCTTTTGTGTCATATTTATAATATATAAAATTTTCGTCCTTTTTAAAACCTATAAACCCATATTTTTGAAATAGGTTGTTACTAACTTCGTTTTCAAGCATTACTTTTGCTGATGCGTTTGGATGTGTTTTCATAAACTCGGTTAGCATGAATTTTCCTATACCTGTTCCTTTTAATTCTGGTAAAGTAGCTAATCTAACATCATTATCAACTGCCCCAATAAATCCAACAGGAATATCGTCTTGGATACAAATGTAATAACAATCACTATATTTTTCCATATATTTTTTTTGCTGTTCGGTTGTAATATCCACCTGTTCAAAAAAACCGCTAGCATTTCTTTTATCAGTTCTTAATTTTCTGATAAACTCATAGTGTTTCTCTTCGTTTTTTATTAATTTCATTACCATATACACATTTTTTTATTTCCAGTATGATATCCTCTTTTAGCTTGCATTCCAAGCATCGGGTTTAATGTTGTTCCTATATCAAGATAGGCATTTTTGTCACAAAAATCAAATAATTGATGAATCATAAGATTGCTCAGCGACGACGCTGAAAATAAAAATATATGGTCTTCAATATCATTTTTCTTTATCCATTCTTTAATCTCTTCTATCATATCATAATTATTGACAAAACAGTTGAATCCTACCTTAAATTCTTTAACTACTTCAAATGGAAGATTTTTCGTATTTGCATTTTCATTTAAAATATATACAATTTTTTTCTTAGAAAACAACGGAACTATTTTTTCCATAAACAAAGGATAATTGCCATTTAAAAATAGATTAGCCCAGGTTAGATTGTCTGATTCAGAGTCTCCGTCGTACCATTCCAACATCTGCTTAAAATCAGAATTTCCAACACAACACCTGCAGCTTAATCCAACAAAATATTTTTCTTTCTTGAATCTGTAAGCCTCCATTAATTTTTCTCTATAAAACGCGTGCTCTGATGGTATAAAATGTTTATGGTCTTCTTTTTTATATTGATTGGGTGAAACTTTTTTTCCTATCTTACAATGACCGCTTGCTAATACCAATTCTACATTCTGCATAATTCTAAGCTCGCCATCAGAGAATCTAGAATAAGCAATGTGTTCACCATCTTCTAATTTTTTTAATAGCATTTCAAAATGACCTCTAAATGTTTTCATATCATATATTTTATCTAATTGTTTTCCAGCCTCTTTCTTTCAAATCTATAACTATTTGGTCTCTAACGGAAAAATGGTCTTTAACTGTTAGAAAGTTTGCATTGTTATCTGAGCCCCAATTATGGTCTCTTCCTGGAATATTTCCCCACAATTCTTTATCTTCGTTTGGGTGTGGTGGAACAAATGTGTCAACATCGTTTTTTTGCGCTGCATATGAAAACAACATATCCTCTCCGTTGTGCCACGACGGCGGCTCTTCTTGCCACATAAATTTAGCCCACTCTTGTCTAAAAAACCAGCCGTGACCTACCAAGTCCACTTTTTTAGCTGTGTCAAAATGAAGACCGTTCCAACCTACTTTTTGGTGAGGCATATACGTCTTCCCATTGGTAATAACACCACTGCTTCCCATTATGCCATTATGTTTATCCATAGTGTCAATGCAGTTTTTAAACCATTTTTTACCTGGGATAACATCATCATCAAACATTGCTATGTACGGAGTTCTGCACATTAGAGGTATTGTGAACCTGCCAAAGAATTTTGTATTGTGATTACACCTATAAGTTTTAATCTTTTTATCCTTGGGCAGAATCTGAGCAGTGCCATCTTCTGGAAGATTATACCAAACATGAATATTTTCACTCTTAATAAAGATTGATTGGGCTTTAATAGCTTCAATCTGGCTTTCTAGACTATAAGGTCTTTTGTATACGTTTAATATTACTGAAATCATATATTTATGTTTTACAAGTAAGTGTCAATTTTTTTAAAAGCTTTCTTATTTAAAATTTCAGCATGGTTATTCCACTGTAAGCTTTGGTCAACTTTATCATTATTGATTGGAGAATGACGGTTGTACACATACAAATGTTTAGTATTATGTTTTATTCTGTCAAAACCAGCCATCTCCAACATGGGATATGTTAAAGCTACATCGCCAGCCATGGTATAAAACTCGCCTTTCTTGTTTTTAAAATTAGAAAGTTCTGGGTCAAGCTCATGTATTTTTTGAAATAATCCTGCTCTAAAGTTTCTCATTTGAGAAATCTTAAACCTTTGAATCTTTCTTAGGTTATCAAAATCTTTTTTATCATATGGTATTGAGCAGCAATTGCGACCATCTGTCCAGGCACAACCTCCATACATAAACCACAAGTTTTCATCTTGAAACTGTTCATTTATATATTTAAGCACATTTCTGTCGTACAGCCAATCGTCACCATCAAGAGACGCTACAATGTCTTCTTTTTCGCAATCTCTCAATATTGCATCTGACCAGTTTTCTGCTGCAGATGTTCTCTCAGCACGTTGCCATATCTTAATTGACTTTGCGTTGGTTTTTCTCTTTGGGGTACAAATATATTCTGTAATAAGAACGCCATTGTATCCTATAAACTCCCTTTCTTTCGAAACTTCTGCAAACATTGCCTTCATTACTTCGAAACTTCCATCACTTGAACAATCATCAATAAAAAGAGCATCGAAATTTTCATAACTTTGTGTCAACACAGAACTTACACATTTATCAATGAATTTTTCTGCGTTATAGAACGGAGATATCGATTTAATTTTATTTTGTTTCATATTTTTCTAAAATTTGTTTATACATTTCTTGGATATTTTCTAATTTCTCTAGAACAGCCTCTTCGTTTTGAATATCTTGTCCAGGAACGATAATTTCCAATTTGCTTTCATGGTCTCTCACTGGTATGAAATATTCCACAACGTCTTCAAATAAATGATTTGAGCTGAGCGCATTTTTTGTTTTCTCCACATACGGCTTAACATCTACATCGGACACATTTCCTATATTAATATAAAAAATCATAATTACCTTATCTTTAATTTTTTCTTTTTTTTCACCCATATAGTACCTATCTTCCATTTTACTTAAATTTTAAATTAATTTCTTTAATTACGGCGTCTACATCTTTGAAGTAGCTGTTTGTATATACCAATCTTGCCCCTCCTGCATATCTAATAGTAAGTTCTCGCATCTCCCCAGCACCTTCTAATACATCAGCTCTACTTACTAATACACTTTCTTTAAAGGCCATCATTTCGCCTTTAGGAAAAGTGTCAAAAATTTGCAATCCATCTTCTAGTTCTACGGGGGTTTTTCCTCTAGCGTTTTTTATAAGTTGTTTTATTTCCTTAGTTCTAAAAATATGACCATCAAAACTAAATGGATATCCAAAATCTAAATAAGCTTTGTTCCAAAACCATTTTATAAGCTCTTCCCCATCATCTTCAACTCCGTACAAATTGTTGTCAGTATGTGTATTATAACAATGTGTAATGTTTCTCCCAAGTCGAAGTGAGAAACACACAACGTTTTTATTTTCCTGTAAAGATTTTTCTGCCAACCCAAAATCTATTGGTCTATATATTATATTGGAGTCGCTGCAAAATAATATATGTTCTGACCCAGAATCTAATAGTCTAATAACATCTTTTTTAAAATCTATTGATGATTCTGTTTTTATAGAACTTATATTTTTTAATTTGGAAAATTTTTTGACTATTTTATCTTGAGTCTTTTTTACTGGTAAAATATCTTCTCTTTCTTGATATAAGATTGAAATATTTAAATTATCTCGAGAATGTTTATTAAGAGACGTTAGTAGCAATTCTAACTGTGAGTACCTGTTATAGCTGAATATAATTACGTTCATAGAGTAAAAATTTTCTTAAATTTGTTTGTTTAATACAAAAATAAGAAAAAAAACAAAAATTTTCAAATATTTATTGAAAAACATATGATATTATGGAACAAAAAAAGAATAAGGTTAGCAAAAAGCAAATCGAAGAGGCTATTAAGCAAAGAGCTCTTGTCTTAAAAAGAAAGATTGAATTATACAACGAGGCAAAGAAAATCAATGACGAGCTTAAACAACTTAATGAAGTTAATACTATTGGCCGTGGATTTATGGCTGGTCCTGGATTTAAAAACAGAGTTGATGCGCAAGGCAACCAAAGAGATTCTCATGAACACATTGTTGGTGGAAAAGGTGCTGTTACTGGAAGAAGCGCAACTGCAAGCGACGTAGAATTTGGTCAAGCAAGCAGAGAAGCTATCAAAGAAACCGAGGGGGAAGAGGGTGCTCAAATAGGTTCAAACGATGGACAAGGTGGTAGAATTTATAAATTCGAAGAATTATACGGACTTGAAGAAGAGATGACAAATCTTGGAATCGACACTGCATCAGAGGGTGAAGGAGTAAATACTTTGGATGAAATGCAAGCTGAAAACGACATGTTAAAAGAAAAAATAGCTAAATTCGAAGAAGCTTACACTGCTATTAGCGAAAGTTTTTCAAAAACAGCCAGTTCTGACGCAAAAAAAAAATAAGTCTAGCGATTAAAGACCTTAAAGGTTTAAACCGAGATGCGGCAAGTCAAAAAAAACACGTAAATTGGGCTAGAGACATTGCTCCTATTCTTAAAAGGTATGGAATAGGGTATAAGAACAAACAAGTGATTATAGTGCAAGAGGGCGAACCTGAGGACGATGAATTGACTGAACTTTATGAAGGTTTAACTTCTATGTTGAACAAAGTTGCAAAATCATATAGCCAGGGAACGCAAATATATGATGAAAGACAAATAGAAAAAGAAAAGGAAAAAGAGGTAGCTAGAGCAAACGCTCCTCTAATAAATAATTTAATAAGTAAACTAACACAAACTAGAAATAATTTGTAAACAAACTAAAAAAAATATTTTTTCAAAAATTTTCACTATTTATTAAAAAATTAAAATGCATTTGTTATGGCAGAAAAAAAATACAAAATCACAGAACAGAGAGTTACTCAAATAATCAAAGAAGAGTGGAGTAAAAAAATGAAAGAAATCCAACTCAAGAAAAAACTATCTCTCGTCAATGAAGAACTTACAAGACTTCAAGAAGATGACCTAGAAGAAGTAACTGCTGGCGGAGAAACGTCTACAACAAGCCCTGATGGTTTATCAAAGGATGCTAAAAAATGGGCACCCCAATTCGAGAAAAAAGGTTCTCACCTTTTAGAAGATGAAGAAATCACAGATGAAATGCCAGTAGGCGACGAAATCACAGATGAAATGCCAGGAAATGACATGGAAACAGATATTGCTGCTGATATGGAAGGCCCTGCTGATAACGACGCATTAGAAGATTTAGACCTAGACCAGTTAATGGGAATGGTTGCTGACAAAATCCAAGCAACAATTGAGACCGAAGTAGGTGCAGCTGTTGGAGGTGAAGCTCCTGGAGAAGAAATCTCTGGAGACGATATGCCTGGGGAAGAAATTCCTGGAGATGACATTGAAGTAACAGATGTAGTTAATACGCCAGAAGGTGGAGACGAAACTGATATTGAAATTACTCAAGAACAAGAGGGAGACCCTATTGTTAATAAGCAAGAACCTAAAAACGCTGTTCCATTTGACAATGGAAAAGAAGGTGTTGAAGGTAATCCAGAAAAATCAACTAATGCTGGAACTTTGCAAGAAGAAGATGAAACAGAACCAGCTGAAACAGACAAGTTGGACGAAGGTGCTAAAAAAGATGACACAAAATTAGTTATCAAAGAAGGTACAGAACTTTATATAGAAATGCAAAGAATGAGACAACTTACAGGATTCTCAAAAAAGAAACTTGTAAACTAAGTCCATAACACATAAAACAAAAAAGCCGCTAATTTAGCGGCTTTTTTGTTTGTTTTAATTTAAAATGTTTAATCTTTTAACAGCTCTCTGCCGTCTTCAGTAAGAATTTGTTCCTCTTCACGCTCAATAAGTTCATTAGGATTTCTAACTTTTATTTTCTTTTTTCTTTTTTCTTTTGGAGCCTCGTCAGGATTAACCATTCCATTTCCTCTTTTTGATTTGCTCATAATAATTTATTTTAAAGTTTTATATAAATAGTAATTAAAACTTGTTTTCCGCTTTACGTTTCTCATAACGGTCAACAATCTCTATTAACACCTTATTTCTCATAATATCCACAGAATCAAACTTAAAATTTGCCACAGAGTCCACTCCTTCGACCATATCTATAAACTCTAACATCCTAGAATCTTTTTTATTTATATCATATTGACTAAGGTCTCCCATCATTACAGCCTTTGAATTTTTTCCTAATCTAGTTATCCACAACATTATTTGCTTAATCGTTGCATTTTGAGCCTCATCCAACAATATGATTGAATTATCATAGGTTGCACCTCTCATATACGCGAAAGGTCTTACTTGTATATCATCTATCCTTCGAAGGTTTCCAATAGTCTCATTGCCTAATATTTTAGTAAAGTTTGTAAAATAACTTTCCATGAACGGCTCGGTCTTTTCAGAAATATCTCCTGGAAGATGACCAAGCTCCTCCCCGCTTTCTTTTATTGGCTTGGTAAGGATTATATTATCAATCTTTTTGTCAGCAAGAAGAGCTAGTGCTGTATAACAAGCTGTAAAAGTTTTAGCTGTTCCAGCAGGACCCTGCACAATTGTAATAGTGTTGTTTCTTATGGCTTTATATAACTCATGTTGTTTTTTTGTAAGTTCTATTCCGCCTTTTTGTAAGTCTTTTTTTGTAATGCTAATTTTTTTTGACATATTTGTTTTTTTTTGTTTGGAATTGTATTGGTCTGTCTCCTTTTTTAATGCCTCTTTATTATGAGACCTGCTAGTAGATTGTCCTTTTTTTTCTGCCATAATCTATTTTATTTTTTCTCTTATATTTAAATCTAATGAAAAAAGCAAAAAAATAAAATATTTATATAAAAATTGCGTCGTTATGAATGAAGAACTAAATATTGAAAAGTTGACTAATATAATAGCTCAAGAAATTAGAGATAAAGGTCTAAATGAAATTTTAAGCCTAGAAGCTGTAAGAGAGAAAGTATTAGAAAAACTAAACCAGCCACAGGGGATGCAAGAAATGGAGACCCCCAATTTAGCCCAAAGTCCAACTCAGTTTCCAAGACCAGATGAAGAAGAAGCTGTCGAAGATGCTACATTGGATGATAACGCTCCACCTCCACCTCCAGCGCCCGAAACAGAAAAAACAAGTTTTGTTCCAGGAGAGCAATTTCCAACAGAAACCCTATCAGAGCCTACTGCTTATAGAGCCCCTCTTCCAGATATGCTCAAAGATGTTGAGCCTGAGAAAATAATAATTTTTGATATGAATGAGCTTAGCGAGGGTGGTGAAAACTTAGCAGCAAAACCTTTCAAAACAATGGCAGACCCAGAAATTAGAAGGTCAATGAGAGATTTGTGGGCTGAGGATGGCAAAACAAAAGCAGAAGTATATGTAGCTAAATTTGAAAAATTAGGAGAAATTGATTTTGATTATTTAAGTGGTACAGCAAGGTTTGGCGAAAAAAGATTAGACCCTGACTTTGATGTTCAGGCCGCATACAAAGAAAATCCATATACTGTTGATGCTAGCCCTAAAGCAATTGAGAATGCTGTTGATGTTGAAAAAGCTGTTAAGGATGCTGCTTTGGAATTGCTCAAACAAGCAGTGCTATCTAATCCACTAACAAACCCATTAGCACAAAGCGCTCCTGTGCAAGAGTCTAAAAAACCTATCAAGGAAAACTCTATAACAAGAAAAGATATTACAAAATCATCTGGGGGATACGTAAAAATTGACACTCCAAATGCAATTTTAGAAGCTGTAAGCGGAAAAAATACCACTGCTAAATTAGTGGCAGAAAACGACGAAGTTTCAACGTGGATGCATGAAGATAAAGAATACTATTTTTTAGCAAAACCAATCTCGCATAAAAAATGTTATTCGAAAACTAAATAATTTTTACTATTTATTTTCACAATAGTAAACATTATATTTAAATAAAAAGATTATGAAAGGAATTTGGAAAATAACAAATACGTCAAAAACGCCTATTAAAATTTCTGTAGCTTTATCAAGCACAACTGCACCTGGACTTATATTACAACCTGGAGAGTGTTGCTTAAGTTTAGAACAAATGACGCGCCCACTGGACGTACAATCAAAAAGAGGTTTTATCATTATTGAAAATTTCGATAATAGTAAGTACAAGTTCCCTCTTGGGAAAATTTTTAAAAACTCTCGTCTCGATGAAGCTATTATAGAACTTAGAGGATATATGGCAAAATAGATTATTTTTAATTTAAGATAGATTACCTCAAGAAACCTTCCCAATATGGGAGGGTTTTTTTATGAAAAACATTTACTTTTCTAAAACAACAAACTATATTTTGTAAAAAACACATAGAATGGAAAAAATAAAAATTCTTATTTGCCCCTCAGATGTAATGGGCGTTGGTCATTTTAGGTCAATATGGCCAGCTCAAGCAATTAAAAAAAATTTTAGAGATGAAATAGAAGTTGAAATAAATACTAATGCTAATATAACCAACATTGAATATTTGAAGAAATTTGATATTATTCATTTTCACAGAGTATTAGGTCCTTATGAGAAAATGAGCGAAGTGTCGAAAACATTATCCGAAGCTGGTGTTGTATTGATAATGGATATTGATGATTATTGGGACCCACCTACTACTCATCCACTATATGAGCTTGTGAAAAAAGATAATATTACAGAAAAAATCTTAAACAATCTCAATAATGCTCATTATATAACCACAACAACAAATGTGTTTAAAAGACATATTCAAAAATACAACACCAATGTTGAAGTTATTCCTAATGCTCTCAATATGCAACATCCAATGTGGAATGGTGTTACAGAACCCGACTCAAAAGATAGAGCTAGAATTACCTGGATAGGGGGTTCTTCTCACTTACATGATTTAAAACTCTTAGAAAGCTCCTTCAACATGCTTGTGGCAGATGTAAACCTAAGAGATAAGTTCCAAATTACAATGTGTGGATTTGACACTAGGGGGACAATAACAGAAATTACCCAAAACGGTCAAAGGAAAACTCGTAAAATAAAACCCCACGAAACGGTGTGGAATGACTTTGAAAGGATATTTACATCTAACTATACTCTTATAAAAGACGAAAAATATAAAAAGTGGCTTCTCAAAGTGAAAAAAGAACAATATCCATCACAAGAAGAACAATCATATATCAGAAGATGGACTCTTCCTCTTACTCAATACGGAAATCATTATAATTATTGTGATATCTGCCTCGCCCCATTGTTAGAACACGAAAGATATAAAAAACTTAAGGGAGGGGAAATAGTGGCTGATACAGACCAGAGGCCAGGAACTATTATGACAAAACCTCATTATTTTAACGAAGTTAAATCAGAACTTAAAATTATAGAAGCAGGAATGATGAATAAAGTTCTTATTGCTCAAGATTTTGGAGTATATAAAGACCTCTTAAAACATGGGGAAACTGGACTTCTAGTAGAAGATAACAAACAAGGATGGTATAAAGCGATGAAATCTGTAATAACAGATAAGGGGCTTAGAAAAAGTCTTGCAGAAAATCTTCACGAGTTTGTCAAAGATAAATACGAATTACAGAATGTTACAGCTCAAAGAGTTGAATTCTATAAAAGAGTAATGCAAGAGAAAAAAGATAATAAACTTTCTATTCCTAGGAAAAACAAAGAAGTTCTTTTGGATATATTTAGCAATAAAAACACTAATCAAAAAGTGGTTAAGAGTATTATTAGGAAATAAGAAAAGCGGCAATTGCGCCGCTTTTTTTATAATTAAATTTTAGATTCTTTTTTATAGTTTAATTTTAGATTCTTTATCTTCGATTTCGAAAACAATTTCTTCGCCATTAATATCCAAGGTTAAGGATTTTTCCTCGCGGCTTTCAAATTCTTTAAACCATGCTTTTCCAACAATTGTTAAAAATTTACTTCTTGAGATATTATTCATAAGCTCAGTTTTTCTTTTTCTAAACAATTTTGATTTTTGGTCAAGCCAACCGTTAAAGATAGTATCATCTGATAACCCCTCATTCAATCTTTCAAAGTCTTTAAACTCTTTAATTGCAGGAATTAATAAAGATTCTCTTTCTGTTAGGTCTGCGCCCTCTTCAAATTTACCAAGAACTTTTTCAAAATCTTTTTTAGAAGTCATTAATGTTAACCCCTTAGTTTTAACAACTAAAGTATTTACAAAAATTTCCTCATTAGTTCTTTCAACTTCTTTAGGGGGATTAAATCCAGATTCAGTTACACCAATCTCTTTAAGCCATTTCGCACCGTCTTCCGTATATTGTTCCATAAACTTAACACCAAGACCTGAAAATCTCATTTTACGGAAGTGATTAAACACAGTATTTTGTGCTTGTAGGGTGAGAAGTTCATATGAGTTTCTAAATAATTCCTCGGCAGAAAGCGAGTCAATCATTTCACGATTTGCCACTGGCAGCTCAGAAAAATCAAGTAAATAAACAACACCTGAAACATAAACTTCATTTTTCAATAGACCATTTTTTTGCAATTTAGCAAAAGTTTCCACAGAAAGAGAAATAGGAATCTTATACATGTTGATAACGCCGTCTTTAACGAGTGTATAATTTCTGAAAATTTTAGTTGAGAAAATCTCTGGAACTCCAAAACTATTCTTAGGGATATTTACAGTACCCTTATACATAGCTCTCACAGAAAGATTAGCTCTTTTTTCATTCCAAACTAAATCAGTAAAAGGTATTCCAGGATTTGGCTCAGCGTATGAAAACTTAACGTCCGCAGAAGCTTGCTTAATTTCAGTTATTTTTTTCACGATAGCATCAAGGTCTCCTTTTTTAGAAAGCTCTTCTAAAAGTTTTTTATCTCCATCATCTGCCTTGCTCTTGTTAACTTGTTTGCTGCCAATTCTCTTGTATTCAAAAAGTTTATGACGTGGATAAAATTTATTTTCATCGCTTTCCATAAGGTCTTCAAGCATGTCTAATACATTATATGCATCAGCTGGGGGTTCTAAATTTGGGTCATACCCAAGAGTAAATCTTTTAGAATCATCAAGAGCCGCTGTCAAAAACTTATCTTCAAGCTCGGTTATTTTTTGTGTTCCAAATGTATTTGCTTTTCTAATAATTAAATCAGCGTCTCCTAACACAGAAAGAATCTCAGATACCATACTGTAATTATTTTTTCTACTGAAACCGAAAAGTGCAGCATATAAATTAGATATAGTGTCACTATGTGATTTTTCAGAAAGATAATTTGAAACTAGGGAATCTCCGTCATTATAATAGCCAGCACCATTAGGCTCATACTTTGTAAAGTAGCAAATAGTAGTATCATCAGTTGCTCCAATTAGAATTTTATTTTCTTCGTCAGGCGCATATGCAATAAACTCATCATTTTGTAAAGTGTATACCAAATCAAAATCAGCAGAATTATCAAGCTGTACCTGTTTTCTCTCAACTCTATTTTCTAAGGAAAATTGTTTTTCCATAATTGGCTCGTAGTCTTGTAAGTCTTGACTGAACTTATGCGCTCCGCCAAACTCAGTTGCCATTTGGTCTAACAATTTACGATTGCAATACCAACCATATTCAACAACGGTAGCACTGTTTAACTTTTCTTTAATACTAGTTACAGCTTTTAAGATTTCATTTGTACTCCAACTATTATCATAACCATCCGTTAAGAAGAAAAGGGAATGAAATGCATTAGGGTCAGTTTCTATAACACGCTCAATAACTCTACCAGCCTCTTCAAGAGGCTCTTTGAACGCTGTTAGGCAAACGGGTCTTAGATAATGGTCAATCAACTCACGCACCTTATTAAGGCTTTGTCCGCTTTTGATTGAAAAGTTTTCTAGGATTACCCCATACTCACCGCGACCAGAAAACCATATTAACGATATAGAATCATTTGGCTTTAGAACACCAGTTGCAATTTTGTTATACAAATCTTTTCTCATTATAGGCAGTTGGTCCCACATAGAACCAGAACAATCCAAAATAAAAACGTGATGTACACCAGAATTAATAACCTTATGTTCAATTTTTTCAGTCTCTACTTTTTGCATTACAAAAAATAGGTCATTTTTTAATTTTAAATAAGAAGTCATTTTTCGAAAGTTTTAAATGTATAATTCGCGTAGGTACAAATATATAAAAATTTTTTGATATTTATAGAAAAATTACAGATAAATTTTATAACTTTACAAAAACTTTTATCTTTACAACAAAATTAAGACTATGGAAGATATCACTTTAAACTTTGGCGCTCTTAAGGAATCTGTTAATAGAAAAGGAGCTGCAGAAATTCACCGTACTGAAAATAGTGAAACTCTAAGGGAGTTTGCAACAAAATTAAAAAAGAGTTCTGCCTTACAAAAACAGTATTTTATATATAAAAACATTGAAAATTGTAAGCCATTTACAAAAGAAAGACTAGCTGAAAGATTTATTGCTCAAAACCTAAATATCGTAAGAGGAATGAATTGGAGAGAAATAGTAGCTGAAAACAAAGCTGTAAAAACATCCATGTTAGAAGGGTTTCATATCGAATCTAATAAAAGTGAAAAAAACAAATTGTTTGAAAGTATTGATGTTTTGATTGAATCTGAAACAAACTCTGTTTTTACAAATGTAGAAAGAGGTCAAAACGCCTATGAATATATTTTAGAATATATTACCAGAGAAGTTAACGAAGGTGAACAATCAAAAGAAACTGCTGACAACCCTTCTTTGACAAATTGGAAAACTATCACTAAGCTTGCTGTAAATAATTTTAATAAGAGATACGACCATTTAAATGAAGAAGAAAAGAAAGTCTTCAAAATAATGATTTCAGAGGCAAGTAAAAAAAGAAACTATATTGAAGACTTAAGAGTTAAAACTCTTTCTAAGGTTACAATTGCCATTAATGAGTGTAAAAATGATGAGAAACTAAAATTATTGGAACAGTTTAAAAACAAATTAGAAACATCTACTGATGTGGACACTATTAAATTAGATGAACATCTGCTCTCTTTTATGGAACTACAACAAACATTAAACGAAGAATAAAATAAAAAGCTGCTAAATTGCAGCTTTTTTTAATTTCTTTTTTACTTCATATATTTCCCCTAACTTATTTATTAATTCTCCAAGAGAATTTGCAACTCCCAGCAATTCATCATACAATCGAGTATTTTTTTTGTGATTTAATGGAAGATTTATTTCTGGGTCTATATTAGATGTGTGTAAATACAATTCCAACGATATAAAATTACTTTTTTCGTTATAATTAAAATTTTCTGGAACATTAACAATGTATATATTATCTTTTTCATTCATAAACACCTCACTCGTTATAATAGTATCCATAATCTTACCTCCGCTCCCTGGCTTATAAAAAGACCTGAGCGATTCAAGTAATATAGTTTTAAAATGCTTCTCAATGTCATCTTCCCGCCATCGAGGTTTTACCCAAAAACTGGTATAAATATATACTGTCTCTGGAGCATCTCTATTTTCAGAAGCACCTATTTTCACACTAATATTTTTGTTTGATAGTTCGGATGGAGTCACTTCGATTTCTCTTGCTGTTCTCTTCATAGAAAATTTCTAATTTTTATAAATAATAATAAGATTTTGCACAAAAATCAATAGCCAGAGTGATAAAATTATAATGCAAGGGCTTTTTTGGTTTTTTCCAAATATTTATAAAAAAAATTAAAAATGAATAATTCAACACTTATATTACCAGGAGACAAGTATATCATTTCTGAATATTATACATTCGAAGCAGATGTAAACCTTATTAAAGAGGCGGAAACTGCTCATAAAGAAATTGTATTGAGTGGTATATTACAAAAAGCAAACACTTTAAATAGAAACGGTAGAGTATATCCATATGAGATTCTCAAAAGAGAAGTTGAAAAATATATGGAGCTAGTTGAATCTAATTCTGCTATGGGAGAATTAGACCACCCTGACTCCGCTGTTGTAAGTTTGGCTAATGTTTCACACAAGGTAATTGATATGTGGTGGCAAGGTGAAGATTTATACGGAAAAGTACAAATTGTAGATGAGGGATGTCCCGCAGGAAAAATTTTAAAAGGTTTATTAAAAAGTGGAATTAAATTAGGAATATCTTCTCGTGGAGTTGGCTCTGTAAAAAGTGTTAATGGACAAGACGTAGTTCAAGAAGATTTTGAACTTATAGCTTTTGATTTTGTATCGTCTCCAAGTACGCCAGGAGCCTACCTATTCAAAGAGGGCAGACAATGGGGCATGACACCTCTTCCAGAAGCAATGAACAATGTAATAAGAACATATAATATTGATGAACAAGCTAAGAAATATCAGAAACTTTATCAATTAGCGAGTAATGATTTCTGGAAATTTTAAAAAAAAATAAAATTTTGCATTTTTTTAGATATTTATTTAAAAAGCTTAAAATATAAAAAACATGAGCAAAGTCAAAAAATCAGCTTTAGAAGAAGCGAAGAGTAACTTCGATGAAATTAAAAAATATGCTACGGATGGAGCAATAGACGAACTTCGTCAAGAAATAGACCAAAAAGTTGATAATTTTTTGGACAAAGTTCTTAACGAGGATGTTGAAATTACTATAAAAAGTGATGATGCTGATGTAGAAAATATTGATTTGGGTGGAGAAAATCTTCCTAAAGGAGAGTTGGAAGAACAAGTGCCCCCTCTTGAAGACCCTGCTGCTCCAGCGGCTCCTACAGTTCCAGGTGCAGAAGCGCCTCCAGTAGAAGCACCTGTAGAAGAGGTTCCGATGGATGAAATGCCTCCAGAAGAAGAAATTATGGTAACTGATGAAACAGAAGAAGACCCAGAAATTTCACAAATAGCCCAAGAGCTTTCTCAAGACATTATAAAACTTGTGAAAAAAGTAACTGGACAAGAAACTGGAGAAGCAGAAGCAGTTGACGTTATTGACGACGAGACAGCAGAAATGCCACCTGAGGGTGAAGTTGCGCCGCCAGCACCAGCAGAAATGCCACCTGCAGCACCTGCACCTGTTCAAGAGGATGGTATATTAGAATTTGATATGAATGAACTTTATGAAGACGAGGAAGAAACTATGATACAATTTGAACCAAACAATCAAGAACATCCAGAAGAGGATGAATTCGAATTTACAGAATTAGAACTCGAAGAAATGCTTCAAAAGGAATGTGATACTACTATTTCCGAAGAAGACGAAGAGCCTTTAGAAGAAATGCTTGGAAATTCTGAGACAGTAAAAAGAACAACAGCCTACAAAGAACCTACTGCAGATTATAGAACCAGTAGAAAAAATGTAGCCGAAAATAAAACAGCTCAAAAAGAGTCTGGTACAGGCGAGCTTATTAAGGAAAATGAGAGTTTAAAAAAATCGGTAGGTGAACTATCAAGTATTATTAAAGAATACGAAGAAGCGTTCACTGACGTAAGAAAACAATTTGATGAAATGCAAACGTTCAATGCCAAATTAGCATGGGCAAACAAAATCTTTTCTGAAAGTGGGTTAACTCGCAAACAGAAAGAAACCATCGCGGAGAAATTCGACCAGGCAAAAAATGCAAATGAAGCAGAAAAAGTTTATAAGGAAATAATTTCCGAACATAAAATTACTCCTGCAACTAATGCACAACCTGAAAAGAAAATCAAAGCATCTAACACTAAGACGGTTAGCGCTCCTCAAAAAGCACAGCCTCTTTATGAAAGTAGGGAAATGTCCGAGATAAAAAGGAACCAAGAACTAGCAGGAATCAAAAAAACAAATCAGTAAAAATTAATTTTTTAAAAAAATTAACCTATTTACTAAAAAACTTTTAAAACACAAAACAATGAGCGAACTTTTAAAATCAGGAAAAGTAGGTCTGACAGTATTTAAAGATTTGGCCGAACAACGTCAATCAATTATTAATAACTGGGAAAATTCAGGATTACTTGAAGATTTGGACGGAATGCGCAAATCAAACACAGCTCAGTTGCTTGAAAACCAAGCTCACCACATGTTAAATGAGGTGACACTTGATAGCTCTGCAGGTCGTTTTGACACTGTAGCATTTCCAATCGTTAGACGTGTATTTTCACGTTTACTAGCAAACGAATTGGTATCTGTTCAACCTTTAGCATTACCTTCTGGACTTTTGTTCTATATGGACGCAAGAGTATCATTTGACGGTAGTGACAACACACAACAAAGCCCAATTTCCCATGAAACACAGTTTGATGGTGAAAACAGTCAGAAAGTAGCACCTTCAAACACTGCCAATGGCAATGCAGGTCCTCAATTTGCTGACACAACAGCTTATGAAAGATTTTATGGAAACAAAGGTTTCGACCTTTCTTTTGGTACTGGTGAAACTGTACTAGATGCAACCTTACTTACTTTCTCAGCTGACAGTTTATCCAACGGTTTGTACGCTACGGACGCTACTTTGGGAACATCTTTTGATGTTAGCAGACAGCAATCTAGTGCAACTGTACGTTTCTCTGCTGTAACATCTTTATATTACAGTGCAGGTTCACAAAACATCAAAATTATTGATGCAACTGAACAAAACTGGCCATTCTTCTCACAAATTCAAACTTGGACATCAGACATGTTTGCAAATAACATCGCTAAAGTTGTTTTTGACGCACGTCCTGCATCTGTACAAGGTAGTGATTTTGACTACACTAAATTGAATGACAACGCTGGCAACTTCGGTACCGCATGTGAAATTCAAATCAAACCTATCTATGAAATTTATAATGACCTAGAAGGTAAGTCAGAGATGGCAGAAATTACAATCAGATTCTCTAGTGTAACTGTAACTACGATTACTCGTAAGCTTAGAGCTCACTGGACTCCTGAATTGGCGCAAGACCTTGAAGCATACCATTCAATTGACGCAGAAGCGGAATTGACAGCATTACTGTCAGAGCACGTTGCGGCTGAGATTGACCGTGAAATCATCATTGACCTTGCAAACCAAGCTCCGTTCCGCGCACGTTGGGATTATAAAGGGCTTGCAAATAACGCAAACTTCTTCGGAACACAGAAGGACTGGAATCAAACATTAATCACTCGTATTAATGAACTTTCAGCTCAAATTCATAAAGCAACATTGAGAGGTGGAGCTAACTGGGTAATCTGTTCAGCAGAAGCAGGTGCAATTTTTGATGACCTTGAATATTTCCACGTTGACGGTAGCGCAGCTCCAGAAAGCGAAAAATATAACCTTGGTGTTGAAAAAATTGGAAACTTAGGTTCAAGATATGTAGTTTACAAAGACCCTTATTTACCAGCACAGCTTGTAATTTTAGGTCACAAAGGTAACACATTCTTAGAAGCAGGTTACATCTACGCGCCGTATATTCCTCTTCAATTAACACAAACAATCACTGACCCTAATGACTTCACACCTCGTAAAGGAATCATGACTCGTTATGCGAAGAAAATGGTTAATAACAGATTTTATGCTGTTATCATTATTGACAATATTAATACTTACTAGTAGTAAGATTAACTACCATATTAAAAAGAGGAACATTGTTCCTCTTTTTTTTTGTCTATACCTCCCAGATTAGAAACCATTGTAATTTTTTTCACTATTTATAAAAAAACTTAAAACAATGGCTTTTTACAATCAAAATTTTGAAAGTGTATCATTAGATGCGGGTTATACTGCAAACACGGAAACATCAGTAGTTCATCAAATTTTATGTTTAACTAATGGTGCCATTATAGTAAAACCGCAGGGTGGTGGCAACTTCACCTGGACGGCAACGTCTGGTCAAACTATAGATGTTCTTATTGGTAAATGTACCGTATCAAGTGGTTCTTTCGTGGGGTTTAAGTCTCATCATCAACAGACACAACAACCTCCTTATTATAAATAATAAAAATAGAATATTATGAGTTTTTGCACAGATGGTTGTCTGTCAGGAATGACCAGCACCGAAATAGTCAAAATATACAGTCGTATACGAAGAAAACTTGGTGCACCTGTGATGGGTGTAGAATTGCTTGATGAAAACATTGAAGAATGTATTTGTGAAGCAATAGAAGAGTATTCTACATATATAAATAACTGGGTAATGACAAATAGGTTAGGAGAAATGTTAGGTTTACCATCTGAGGTAGATTTTACTCTCAAATATGTTTCTAATAGTTTATATTTTGAAAAATCTTTTGGGAAATCTATTGCAGAGCAAACGGGATTAGGAGCAGAAGGTACCAGAGAAATAAAAACTGATTCAATTATCCTTACTGCTGGAACACAACATTATGAAATACCTACTGAAAGAGAAATAAATGAGGTATTATGGTTTACTCCTAGTTTTATTAATTTATATGGACTTGACCCATTTGCAAATACTAATATCGCATTCTCAGAATTTGGAGCATCTTTTGCGGGACACACTCTTTATCATGTTATGCCTGTATACGATGTTATTATGACAGCTCAAGCCGCTGAAATGAGAAACAGAGTAAGAGGTTCAGAATATTCATATCTAATCAGACCTGGAGCCGAGGGTAAAAAAGTTATTACTTTATTTCCTATTCCAAGGCCAGGGTCAGAAGCTGGTAATGCCGCCCCTGGAATTGGTGGTGGTGCAGGTACTCCTGGGCGATTATTTTACAGATATTACGATAGATACGGGAATTATGGAAATCCAGAATATTCTGGAAATACAGCTAATCCTGGATTTACTGGCCATACACAAGAACAAATTGACGCAGGATATCAAGGAAATGGATTAGTTTCTTCTCCTGGAGATGCTCAACTTAATTATATTGCATATAATCAATTAAATTCTGTAGCTCAAACATGGGTTAAAAAATACGCCCAAGCGTTAGCAAAAGAAGTTTTAGGTATTGGTATAAGAGGTAAGTTTAATGGAGAATTGCCAATTCCAGATGCTGTATTAACTCTAAATAAAGATGATTTAATCGCTACTAGTAGAGAAGACCAAAAAATGCTCAGAGACGAACTTAAAGAACAATTAACAGAGCTTAATTATGATAAAATCATGGAAAGAAATGCGGCTATTCAAGATGCTGTAAATACAAGCTTAAGTTATGGACCAATGGGATTATATTTGTGGTAGAAAATGAAAAACATATAAGAAAACTGGTACGAGAATCAATTTCCTCCAGAAAACAAGATAAGAAAAAAGAAATTTTCAATTATCACAGTCTTGTGGATGGTGCATGGATAGATGTTATAAAAGAAGCTCAAGATTTTCAAAAAATAAATTTTGACCTAGAAAACAATGATTCAACCAATGAAAAGAAAGCTTTCTACATAAAGAAGAATCTTCGAAAAGACCAACCAGTTAAATATGAAGTTAAAGCAGAGATGTATATGGCTGGTGGCGATTGGGAATGTCCTGTAATGTATTTTAAAGTTGAAATAACTCGTGCTTATAGTCTAATAAGTAGTGATTATTACTCTGAAAAAAAATATGTTTGGGATTTAGAAAGAAAAGGATTTATAAATATGCATCGTAAATATGTATTAATTCCTCCTGTAGAAGCTGGCAACCAACTCAAAAAAACAGAAAAGGGATATCGAGCATGGCAAGACAGTGAAGATGGAGTTGACTATAAAGATGTGCAAATTACTGACCAAGGTAAAAAAGAGGCCTGGATATGGTTAGAAAAATTATTAGAAACTGCTATAAATAAAAGGCATAAAATGTTAGACGAATCACATGAAAATAAAATAAGAGCTACGATTAAAGAACAAATAAATCTTTTAACAGAAGCCCCAAGGTTTGAAAATGCATATAAAGCTAAAAAAATATTCAAAGATGGTCTTATGAAATTCGACGAATGGATTTATGTTGATAATAAAATATTCAAATTAACCAACGGTTTAATAGATGTTGTATCTGCTATGAAATTTAATAACGAAGTATCAATTGATTATTTATCGAACAATGAAAAAACACTATCTTTCATTTTTAGGGTTCATAGAAACTCTTTGATTCCTAGTGATGTAAGATTTACAAATTAATAATATGTCAAATATAGACGAAATAGGAAAGCAACCTGAAAAGGTAAAAGAGCACGAAAACAACAAAAAAGGTATTAAGTTGTTTTTTGGTGAAAAAGAAGCTGAATTCTTTCACCAAGCTGGCAGGGAAATTACAGAGAAAATTCTCTTAGAAAGTTTCCTCCTATATCGTATTGACCTTAAGAAAACAAAAACTCACAAACTTTATGGCGAAGCTAAACAAAAAGTTTGGATGCCAGAAATAGAAGTCTTTGGAAGAATAAATGTAACAGTAGATAAACCTAGTTTTCAATCTAAGGGTGGACCTATAAAGAAAGGAATGGGTAATTTCACCGCTCACATTTATATTGAACACTTAGAAGAACTTAAATTGATATGGCGCAAAAGTGATAATGAAATAATCTCATCAATGCGTATGGGCGATTTTCTTGAATTTAAAGGTCAATTTTATAAAATCATTGATGATGGACATTCCCAGTTTAGCAATCAACATTCGTGGGGTGGTGATAGAAAATTCTTTATTTCAATAGAAGCTGTCGAAATTGATGAAGATATTTTCAAAGCAAGATAAAACGCGCTGCTGAAAAAAAATTCTATATGATAGGATACTTCTATCTAATCTTTAACTTTTATCTAATGTATACTTCTATGTCTAATTTAAAAGTTAGGTCTATATCTCATTCAGCAAATTAGGGACAAAATCTGGAAAAACCAACCCCCTACCCCCTTCCTTGTCTTTCGACAATTTGGAGATAGGTTGTTTGTTTTATAAGTCTCTGTGTATCAGCATACCAGTGCACAAAACTCCTGTGTTCGAAAACCAACGCCCCTGAAATAAAAGAGTCACAGGATAAAACAGTCACTGCAATATTAGGAAATATTATTCAAGAAATCAAGTAATTTTTAAACTATTTATATTAAAAAGAGTATGTCGGTATTAGATAACATTGATGCAAACCTTGATAGACAGTTTGAAAACAGCGCTTATTTACCACAAAAATTAGAGTTAGAAGATTTTGGGCTTGGGCTCATGGGATTTTTAAAAGATTTTAATTTTAGTGTGATGGATGAAAACGGGAAAATGAAGAAAGTTCCTGTTATTCATACAATGCATGAATTGTGGGCTGAGAGGAAGATGAACTGGAAAGATATGAGGAATGAGAATGGGGAAGAGGTGAGTCGTCCATATATTTCAATGTATAGAACTGCAGTGAAAAGAGGAACTGCTCCTTTTAGATATACTGTTCCAAAACACAAGCCTTTTAAATTTGTAAAGGTTCCTGTTTTTGATGGAACTCTTAAAGGGTTTGATATTTATAAAATACCACAACCAGTATATGTTGATATTTTTTATGAGATAAGATTTGTTGCACATTATACCGAAGATGTAGATGATTTTTATGAGATGATGATGTATCAAGCTTATTCAGATGGTCAGGGGTATCTTAAAATAAATGGATATGATGTAACTTCTATCATTGAAGAACCTTCGGAAGAAAATAGTATTGAGGATATTGCGAGTGAACGTGTGTATCAGATTATTTTTCCAATAACAGTACATGGAAAGTTGATTGACCCTACAAAGTTTGAGCGTGTAAATACAATTACTAAAATTTCTATTAAAATTTCAGAGAAATAAATTAATTAACACTTTTTTTATCTATTTATAAAAAAGTTATAGAATATACAAAAAATTGATAAAATATGGCAACGACTATCTTTGTATCCCCAGGCGTTTATACTAAAGAACAAGATTTTAGCGTTTTCGCTTCTAGGATTGGAATAACAAGATTGGGATTAGCTGGACTTACAGAAAAAGGACCAGCTTTTGAACCAATAAAAATTGCAACATCAGATGAATTTCTGTTAAGATTCGGTGGTACGTCTCCAGACTTGCCTTTACCTTATGTAGCGAGTTCGTTTTTGGCGCAGGCTAATGATTTAACAGTGACAAGAGTACTTGGAACAGGGAAAGAAGACGGTTCTGACGCAGGTTTTGAAAATTCAAATGGATGGTTACTTGTAGCTGATTATACGGCCGAGGCAAATGGACAATATTCAGGTGCAACACTTGCAATACTGAGAAGTAAGAGAAATCAAATCAGTGGAGCTTTCTATTATACTTTGGAAAGTGATATCGAAATATTGACCGCTCCAACATCTCCGCTGGGAGACTTCACAATAAGTGGAAGTACAGGTCCATTCGTGGGGGCTGAATCTGGAAATAGTTATACAGTTTCCTTAGATGAAACAAAAGATAATTACATTGTTAAGATTCTTGGAAAAACAACAGAAATTTTAGATGAGGTTCCTAATTTCTATGTGGAAAAAATCTATCCTCATTTTATTAGAGAAGCAACATCAAGAGGTGATATTGTAAATGTACAAGCAACGCCAGTTTATAAAACAGATGTTAACTATACAGATTTTGAGAATGAATATACACATGCAACAACTCCTTGGATTGTATCCAGAGTTATTGGTGGACAAGTAAGAAATTTGTTTAAGTTCAGAACTATTTCTGATGGTGACGCGGCAAACACAGAATTGAAAATTTCGATATCAAATATTGATATTGTTAATTATACTTTTGATGTTATTGTTAGAAGATTCTCTGATACAGATGCTGAGGTTGGCGCAACGGCTCTTGAGAGATTTTCAAATATGACTCTTGATGACACAGCTGAGAATTATATTGCTAAGGTAATTGGAACTTATGATGAAGAATTCCCAATCAAATCTAGCTTTATAGCTTTAGAGTTGGCTGATGCAATTCCTTCTAATGCTGTTCCTTCTGGATTTAGAGGATATGAGCTTAGAGGAGGCACAACGGTTAGTGAGGCAACACCTCCAGTATTTTATTATAAAACTGGATACTTATCAGGAGATTCAATTTTCAAAACATATCTTGGACTTTCTGAAAAAGGATATACAAACACAAACGCAGCGGCTTCAACTTCTAATCAAGTTAAGAGTTTAGAAGCAGATATGTTTGAGTATGAAGGTGGTGTAGCAACAGGAAAAACAACAATTAAAGGTTTTCACCTTGAGAATACTGCAAACTCTACTCAGTTTGAAAGTGGAAGTTTAAATTCTCTTACTGCATATACAAATGTGGCTGGGACTTTAATTGATAAAAATAAATTGAAATTTACCGTATCTCCTTACGGCGGATTTGATGGATGGGACAAATATCAAATGTCATCTGACCCTTACGCATTATTCACAGATGCTTATCAAGCAAATGTATACGCATTTAAATCAGCGGTTGACACGTTTGAAAATCCAGAAGATGTTGATATTAACTTATTCGCAACTCCAGGTATCGATTTCAGCCATAACTATGATATTATCAAGTATGCTCTTGATGTAATCGAAGAAAGAGCTGATTCACTTTATGTAATTGATGCTCCAAGGATAACTGTTGGACAAACCAAGGGAACACCAGAAGAAGTTGTAAATTTATTAGAGTCAACAGGAGTGGATTCTAATTATGCAACAACATTCTGGCCATGGATTCAAATTGTGGACAACAATACAGGTAAATATACTTATCAGCCTGCTACATTGCTTGCAATTAAAGCAATCGCTTTGACAGATAGTGTAGCGAACCCATGGTACGCACCTGCAGGTTTTAATAGAGGTATCGCTGGTTCAAGTATTAAGAAAACTGATGTTAAATTAAATAAAAACAGTAGAGATACTCTTTATAGAGGTAGAGTTAATCCAATTGCTTCTTTTGTACAACAAGGAATCGTAATTTTAGGACAAAAAACTTTACAACAACGTCAATCAGCTCTTGATAGAATTAATGTTAGAAGACTTCTTCTTCAAGTTAGAAGGCTTGTTGCAGCAGCTTCATTAACATTATTGTTCGAGCAAAATGACCAAACGATTCGTGACCAATTCTTAGCTAAAGTTGAACCAATATTGTTACAAATCCAAAATCAAAGAGGATTATATTCCTTTAAGGTTGTAATGGACGATTCAAACAATAACAATGATACAATTGATAGAAACACATTGGTAGGAAAGATTCAATTGAAACCTACAAGAACTGTAGAATACATTGACCTTACTTTCCAAGTGCTTCCAGCTGGCGCAAACTTCGAAGACTTTTAAAAGGTCTCAAACATAAAAAAATTAAAGAGGGATAAAAATTCCCTCTTTTTTTTTGGTTATAATTTAGCTTGAAAATTAACAAAAAAATACTATTTATAATAAATGGTGTATTGTGGCGTTAAAAGATATTAGATATAAATTAAGAAAAAAAATCTCTACTGGTGGAAGTGTTCCTATTAATGCTTTTTATGGAGAGCCGTTTGTAAACGTTTTTGATGGTATCTTATATTTTTCTGGGTATACAGGCGGTAGTTTTATTCCAGCAGGCGGGCAACCGACAGTATTTGAAGTTGGCTCAAAACTAACTAGCTTAAATATTAACAATAATTTTATAATTGGTTCTGGTGGAACTATTACTGAATATGCTGGCGTAACTAATATGGCTGGCCAATTTTTAAGTGGTACAACAAGTGCTGGAATGATATTGGCGAATATTGCTGATATTAGTTCATCTGCAGCTGGAAGTGATTATAATGTTCAGTATAATTATGGAGGAGAGTTTTCTGCAAGTTCTCAATTTTCTTATGTCGCATCTTCAAGTACACTTTTTGTACCTTCTATATCTGCATCATCACTCACAATTGATAATTTAAATGTACTTGCAAACACAATTCTTGGAAGTGCAACAACAGCTGGCGGCAACATTGTGCCAAGTGTAGATGGTGCTTATAATTTAGGTTCACCCTCTGCTTATTGGCAAAACGTATACGCTTATAATTTAGCCGTTTCTGGAATTACAACAAATTTAACACCAAGCCAAATAGTTTACATTGCTAGTGATGGTTCTCTTACAGGAGAAACAGGGTTTCAGTATAATGAATCTACAAGTACCATGTATGTTACAAATGGAGAGATAGGCTCAGGGGGTTCAATAGCTAGTCCAGGCGTGGGAGATTTGGTTATTCACGGGAATTTAACTGTGTATGGAGCAGCTATTAGCGCATATACTGGACAGCTTTATATTGAAGATAATAGAATTACTATGAACTTTAATCCTACTGGTGATACATCAGTGACCTCTTTGGGAGCTGGGTGGGAAGTCCAGGATGGGTTGGGGGTAAGTGGAACTACTGCATACTTTGATATTAGAGGGACTGGTATAGGCGCTAACAATCGCTCATTCGCTACAAATTTATATGATATTCGAATTCGAGAAAGCGGAACAACTGTTAGTCCGAATGGAGTGAGAGTGTTGACGGAGCTGGATGTGCTTGATGGAGGAGCGTATTAGACTGAGAAATTTTTTAAAAATATAAAAGGGAGACATGATAGCCTCCCTTTTTTTTTATCTTCTTCTTGAAGAAGATGAGCTAGATGAACTTCGAGAGTGTGATTTATTGCTCGAAGAGCTTGGTCTACTATAAGAACTATTTGACCTGCTAGGCGAGCTGCTTGGTCTACTATAATTAGCCCTACTTGAACTGCTAGGCTTAGTATAAGTATTCGGCTTTTTATATGTTGAAGTCGGCCTTGTGTATGTATTCGGCTTTTTATATGTTGAAGTCGGTCTTGTATAGGTATTCGGCTTTTTATATGTTGAAGTTGGTCTTGTATAAGTATTCGGCTTTTTATATGTTGAAGTCGGTCTTGTATAAGTATTCGGCTTTTTATATGTTGAAGTCGGTCTTGTATAAGTATTCGGCTTTTTATATGTAGATGGTTTATTGGTTTTGCTAGATGTATAATTTGATGGTCTAGTGTATGTAACAGGTTTGGTTGTGGTAGCAGACGGTCTAGTGGAAGTAGAAGTAATCGCAGGAGTTCTGTGACCAGTTCCGCTTGTTGAACCATTTTCTCTGTGACCATAATAAATGTTATTATTGTTTGATGTGGTATAATTCCAGTTATTATAATTTCCATCGTTATAGCCGTCATTATACCCATTCCAATATCCGTGGTTATTGTGAGAATAGTAGTGACTGTATCCCCAATAGTGGTGTGAACTGTAACCATAATAGTATGGTCTATATCCCCAATAGTGATGTGGACGGTAATAATGTCCGTAGTAATATGGGTAGTAATAATTTGAGAAATAACAATCAGCTCCACCTACAGAAAATAAGAAATAGTAGTTTGAATAGTAATTTGAATAATATCCATGAGAATAACCTCTGTGAAACCTATGGATTCTTTTTGTGTATCCGTAGTCCTCATAATCATTATAATCATACTCATCATAATAATTGTTGGTAATATACGTATTTTCCTCTACAGCGGCATCCGCGTAAACGGTATCAACAATATATATTGTATCTTTAGGGGGTGAATAATAAACATCATCATAATCATCTACTTGTGAATATGAGAAGATTGACGTAATTAAAATTGTGATTAGAAGTAGTAATTTTTTCATAGCTTTTTTTACTTATAAATAAGGCAAAAAGAGTGCCAGAAAACCTATTTAATCGAAAGAATTTATATCGTCGAAGATTTCTATTTTTATACTTCCCATTTGAGGGAGAGACATTCTTTGTCCCGTAGCATAAGTTAATTCAAATTCTCCTCGATAAGTACCCGATGTATCTGTATCTCCATCTTGCCAGTTGTATTGTATTGTTCCTTCTGAGTGACAAATGGTTTGTGCGGATTGTTGATACACTTTTAGATTGTTACACTCATCTGCCATAGAAAAAGAAATAGAACTTACTCCGCTAAGATTATAATCTATTTTTTGGCCTAAATTCCCTTTAGATACAATATTTAACTGTAAAGCTGGTAACGTGTCGTTCCTTTTTATTTTAAAAATCTGGTTACTCATATTATATAATTATTACTTCAAATTCATTTGGTTCCAGTTCAATTTCAAATTTCTCAGTTACTATTTCAATATCGATACTGTTTGCTATATTAATTGGGTGTAATTTAAATGAAGTAGTTAATACTTTGTTTTCTCCCCCTGTAACGTATTTAACAGTCCATTTTAAATCATATGTATTGTCAAAAGAGTACAATGCTGCATTTAAATCAACATAATAAACCCCTGTGGATTCCTCTGTTTGTACAGATACGTTTTCAATTAATGTGCTAGTATTTTTAAGGTAAACATTTGTACTTACTATTTCACTTGGAGTGAATAAACTATAGGTGTCTTCACTGCCTGTAGAGCTTATTTGGTAAAATCTCCTATATAGTCTAATTGTAGCGCCCATAAAATACTTTTATTCTTTTATAAATAGTTTAAAAAATGATTACATGACCAATAAATTTTAAACTATTTATAAAAAAACAATTACATGGGAACTTATATTAAGCCAATACCAAGCGATACATTTTCAGGTGGAACTGTTTATGGTGAAACTGATTTTCTTGCTGGGGTTACTGCAAACACAATTTACACAACAGTATTAAGTGCAGAGACAATATATGGAACAGTAATATCAGCAACAACATTTTATGGAGATGGTTCAAACTTAAGCGGTATTTCTAGTGATAATTTTTATACAACGGCTGCTACATTAAATTCATCAATATTATATTTTGATAGAACAGATGGTTTATCAGCTTACTTTGTTAATTTATCAGCTTTTACACTAGATTCTATATTTAATACGCATACTGGAAATACTGATATTCACCAAACAATAGCTCAAAATAATGCTAGATATGTTAATGTTACTGGTGATACAATGACGGGTGATTTAATTATGAGCAACGGTTCATCAGGTTCTACGGTATTTCCAGCTGGACCATACAGTATAAATTATGATGGTTTAGATTTTGGTGCCAACGCAGCATTTTGCACTACAACTTATTCTGGTTCTAGTGTACCATATGCTTCTTTGTTAACATATAATACTAGTACACCACAATTTAGGTTTACAAAAAGACTAAGTGGTAATAGTGGGCTATTAATTAATAATGGTATAGGTACCATTCAATTTAGAGGTTCAGATGGTAACCCTAGTGCCAACTTTGATTCCTTAGGTGTTAATATTAAAGTTAAAGCTAGTGAAAATTGGTCATCTACTGGTCATGGTGTAACTTTCGAATTAAAAACGGCTGCAAATGGTGAAACAAGTACACCAACAAGGTTTGCTGTTATAGATGGTCAAATTAAATTTAATAATGCTTATACATTTCCTACAACAGCGGGTTCTACGGGTGATTTTTTAAAATTATCTGGTGATAGTTTGATGTTTGTTGATGTAAATGATGTTTATGTTAATGTAAGCGGTGACACAATGACGGGTAGTCTTATATTAACACCTGGAACAACAATAACTGCTCCATTACAATTTCAAAGTGGTCCATTATTAACCACGGAAATTTCTGGCGCTATAGAATATTTAACCGATGATTATTATGCAAATATTGGTTTAGACCCTTACGTAAGTCAAAATCCACCAGCGTATACTTCTACATACATAAAAGCAACAAGTGAGACGGTTCAATATGAAGCACCATATGTTGCCAATCCAAGTACAAGTTTAATAGGCGCTGCAAATTGGAATGCGTGGGTTTCTGTAGGCGCAACAGCAAATCAACGTTTACATATTAATTTACATATTGCTCAGGTAATAACAAAAGTTTATTATGAAAATTTACACCAGGATGGTTCTTTAACTGATGCTGGTGTGCAAAATTTTACATTATGGGGCTCTAATACTCAGTCAGACTTTGATGATTTAGTTTATAATAATGACGGTACATGGGTTCAATTAACTACCGATGTTTCTGTAATGACGCGACATGTTGACGCGAATCAAGCTGACCCTAAATATATTTATGTTACTAATACAGTTGCATATAAATATTATGCGTTTAAATGTGCAGCTAACTATGGGAGCGGTATGGCCATAGGTTTAAGAAGAGTAGGGTTGCAATCAGGTGGCTCTAGTCCAAGAAAAGGTATTATATTAAATGACGGAACTAATTTAACAGAAGATTACATACCAGTAGCAACTACTAACGGTAGATTAATTGATAGTTCGTTACAGGTTGCTGATATAATAACACCAACTATTGGTGACGCTAGATATGTAAATGTTACTGGTGACACAATGACGGGAAATTTAGAAATTGACGGTGATGCAAGAATTTCTGGCAGTTTAATAGTTAGTGGTCCTGTTATCAGTGCAACAACCGAAAATGTATTAATATCTGATAATTTATTAACACTTAATTATCTTTCTGGTAGAACTGATATTTCTGGCGTTACTAAAGGTACAGCGGGCATTGAAATAGATAGAGGTGGATGGCAAAATTATTTATTTTTATTTAATGAATCCACCGATGATTTTAGAGTTGGTGTATCGGGTGATACACAGGCTGTGGCAACAAGAGAGAATTCGCCAATAGTGAATGGTTTTGCTTATTGGAATGATAGTTTATATAGATTTGATACAACCACAGCGTTAAGTGCAACATCGTTTGATTATAGAGGCGAAGAACTTGATGCTAGGTATGTAAATATCACTGGTGATACAATGACTGGTAATCTTACCTTAACTTCTGGTTCAACTACAGTTGCACCACTGAAATTTGTATCTGGCGTTTTATTAACAACCAAAGAGCAAGGAGCAATTGAATTTGTTGATGACGATTATTATGGTACAATTAGGGTTGCTGATTATAATGGAGAGTATCCACCAACACAAACTACTAGTTATGTAAAGGCAACAACTACGTTTAGTACAACATATTCACCTTGGTTTGCAACTGACCCAACGTTACCATTAACGGGAAATTGGAAATATATTAGTTGGATTAGTGTTAATGGAACAAACACAAACCAAAGATTGCACATTGATTTAGGCTCTAGTAAGGCAATTACAAGGATTTATTATGAGAATGGACATTCATCTGGTGGGTTCACTGATACAGGTGTTAAGAATTTTACTCTGTGGGGTTCTAATACTGCTGGCGATTTCACTGATTTAACTTATGCTAATGATGGCACTTGGGTTGAATTGACTTGTGATGTTAATCAATTTGAAAAACACTCAGGTTCAGATATAGCTGACCCTAAATTTGTATATGTTACCAATACTACTGCATATCAATATTATGCGTTTAAAATTGCTGATAATTGGGCGGATGCATCGGAAATTTATATGTCAATACGACACATTGAGTTACAAACTGGCGCTTTGGGTGGTAATCCTAGAAAAGGAATTATATTATCTGATGGTTCAAACCTAACTGATAGTTATATTCCCGTTGCAACAACTAATGGTAGATTAATTGATAGTTCGTTACAGGTTGCTGATATTATAACAGAAACAATAGGAGATGCTAGATATGTAAATATCACTGGTGATACAATGACTGGTAATCTTAGTCTTGGAACTTTAATTACTTTTACAGGTGGTACTTTTATTTCAGATGTGTCTGCTAGTCAATTTAATGTTGGTACGGGAAATGATAAACAATTTTCTTTTTTAGACACAGCTTTTCAATATGCATCTGCATCTTATTGGGCTATATTAAATGAACAGTCATCTTTTGTAAATCCAAATATAATTCCAGATAGGTCGTTTATGAATACTGGCATTGGGGGAAATCCTTTAGAAGTTTCTCTAATAGCAAACGGAGTTGAAGCTCTTAGGGCAACATCGGCTGAAACTTATATTTATAGTGGCCTAACAGTAACAGGAGGCGCATCAATAGAAAAATCTTTAGATATAACAACAAACACCTCTGGTTCATCTGTATTAAATTTATATGGGACTAATGGACAATTATTTAGTGTAACTGATGATTTAGATGGTGAATTATTATCAATAAATGATATTTCTGGTTTACCAATATTTGGTGTTCATTCTGACGGTTATTCAATATTGAATTCATCAGAATCATATAGTTTAACAGCAGATACAGGAATTTTATTATATTCATTTAGTTCAACCACAGCAACAGCTGGATATTTTGATTACTTTGTTCAGAGTGGAACAACGCTTAGGGCTGGTACTATTATGTCAGTTTGGGATGGTACAAATGTAGAATATACCGAATCAAGCACATCTGATTTAGGTGGTTCAACAACTGGAGTAACATTTAGTATGGATATCTCTGGTGGTAATGTGAGATTATTAACAGATATCGTAAGTGGTACTTGGGATTTTAAACTAGGAGCGAGGTTATTATAATGGCAGTATTTTCAAGGTATAGAATGGTAACAGATGGTCTGGTGTTATATATAGACTCGGCAAATAAAAAGTCTTATCCAGGTAGCGGAGCGGTGTGGACTGACATGAGTGGGCATAGAAACGATGGGGCGATGGTAAATATTGACTTTGAGGCTATAAATAGTGGTGTTATGCAATTTTCACAAGATGGAGATTATGTGTCATTCGGAAACAATACATCGTTAAACCCAACATCAATGTCAATTTGTGTTTGGGTTAATTGGGATTCTTTATTAGGATATAATACAATTATGGCTCGTTGGAGTGCGTCTGCTTATTCATATTACTTAACAAATCATGCTAATAGTGGACAATTAGATTTTTATGTAAAAACAGCCGCAGCATCATTCACTAATTTACGGTCAATCTCTAGTGAAGTTGCAGTCGGCAATTGGTATTATATTGTTGCAACATATGATGAAAATACAGGTGTTTTAGCACTTTATAAAAATGGCAATATTGTATCATGTAATCAAATGGGTTCTATCCCATCTGGCGCAATCAATTCAACTACATTGTTAACAGGAATAGGTAGGGATATAAATAGAAACTTGTATCAATTTTATGGTAAAAATGCCATAACACAAATGTATAACAGAAGTTTATCACAACCAGAAGTTATACAAAATTTTAATGTTTTAAGAAGGAGATTTGGATTATGATAGTAAGAGGACCATATATTATAAGAGATGAATTAACATTATATTTGGATGCTGCAAATAAAAAGTCATATCCAAGAACAGGTGATGTTTGGAAAGATTTGAGCGGAAATAGGAATGATGCAAATTTAATAGATAGTCCAGTTTTTAATACTGGCGATGGTGGTTATTTTTATTTTAGCGGTGTAGATGATAAAGCAGAAGTTCCGACTCATGTTATTCCACCTACAGGACCTTTTAGTGTTACAATTATATATCAACTCCCAGGCAATTCAACTTTAAGAGGCGGTATTTTTGAAAGAAAAACAACAAGTCCGTACAATGGCATATCTCTGGGTCAAAGTGGTTCTGCTAATTGGGGTTTCACAGTATCTAGCGATATAGATGCGGGTAATAGATTGGGTTTGTCGTGGGATTTTCCAACAGCAAATATTTGGTATATGGATGTGGGAACTTTTAATGGTACTAATTCTATATCAATTTATAGGAATGGTTCATTTGTAGATTCTGTTACAGGTTTTACACAGGGCAATTTAGATACGCAAGGAACTAGGCAAGATTTTAGTATAGCTAGTAGAAGTACTGTTGAATTAGAATGTAAAATAGCATACATAATGGTTCACCAAAAAGAATTATTACAACCAGAAGTAACACAAAATTTTAATGCTGTTAGAGGAAGGTTTGGATTATGAAAATAGGCCCAAAAATAGTAACAGATGATTTGGTGTTGTATTTAGATGCAGCTAACAAAAAATCTTATCCGAAAAGTGGTGATACATGGACTAATTTAGTTGATAGTAATTACGCTACACTAATTAATAGTCCAGCATTTGATTCGTCCAATGGTGGGAGTTTATATTTTAGAGGTCCTTTTGATGATGATTATGGTATTGTACCTAGTTTAAATTTAACATCGACAGATTTTTCAATATGTGGTTGGATGTATTTAATTAATACGGGTAATTATAGAGCATTTATGGGTTATTCTGGTTTGCGTAGGATTCTAATTTCAACTAGTGGTTATGTGTTACAACAATTTGCTGGTAATTATTTTACAACTGGTGTTATACCAGATAATATATGGACATATTATACATATACGTATAATTCGGCTGGGTTACTATCAAAAACATATATTAATGGTGTGTATGATAGTCAATATATTGGAACTAATAGTTGGAATTCGGCTTTTTATTTGGGGAGGTATAGTAGTGTAACTTTTTATCGTCTACATGGTAATTTAGCGAACATAAAAATCTATAATAAAGAATTATTGCAGCCAGAAGTTACACAAAATTTCAATGCAATGAAAAATAAATTTATATAAATAACTATTTATAACAAAAAGTCATGAAAATAACAACAGGACGCACAATATATGAAAATGTTTTATCTTTTGATTATTTAAACAACCCAGTATCGGCTGCAACTTTCGATGCTCAAATGTTTAAAGATGGCTCTCTATATACAGGATTAACAATAAGCGAAACGTTAACAAATGCGGAAAGAGCCGCATTTGCATTTTCTTGGTCAGCCTCCACTTACGGAGATTATCAATTATATGTAAAAAATGAAGTTACAGACCTTTTGTATATGTCTAATGTATATATTGTGGTACCAGACAGCGAAGCCAATATGACTGTCTATGTTGGTTTATAACTGTTAAGCTTACGCTGCTAACAAGCATCTGTCTGGCTGGATAGTGATTTTAACTTTACTTAAGTCGTCTGCACCATAGTCATAGTCATCGAATTCAGCATTCGTGATGAAACAACCAACCATCGTCCACTTCTCTACTTCTATTCCAACAGGGTCAAGAGCTTTTAGTACAAGATTTTTCTTGTATCCAATAGCATAACCCATGCGTCCAGTTGCAGATTCAGCATGTAGTCTAACCCATTCCATAACCTTTTGAGTCGTAGAAGGGCCTATTACGTCGATAAATTCAATATCAAGCGTACCCCACTTATAACGACCTGCAACAAATGTGCTTGTGTTCATGTATTGGATTTCTACATTGTTAATCTCAATTTTCGGCTTACCAGATGTTTGCACCAAATAAGAATCGATACCCAATTCTGTTGGGAATTCAAGTGTGAACCTGTTTTTTCGTTTGGGTTCCTGTTCTACAGGAACTGGTCTAAACATATCTGCCATATCAATATAGTTTTAATTTTATTATAAATAGGGGAGAAAAAAAATTATTAAATCTTTTTCAGTATAAATTTTTAAGCTATTTATAGAAAACTATATAGTTTTTGAAATTTAGGCCTCTATAGGCTGTTGAAATAGAAATTAGATAATTTCGAAATATGGCTACAAGAAATGTAAGACTTTTGCCAAAGAGGACTGCTGTGCCTAATAAGGCACCTACGGGAACTACTGGTACAGAATTAAACTATATCATACAGGGTGAACTTGCTCTAAATACCTCAGATAGAAAATTATATTCTTTTGATGGTACTAATGTATTTGAAATTGGTTCTAATTCATTCTTAGGTCTGACAGGTGGAACCGTTAATGGGGATTTTGTGGTAACAGGGAATTCTACGTTTAATACATTATATGCCGCAAGTCTCTCTGGGGGGACAATATATTCTGGAAATACTAACATTGAAAACATTTTTGCAGCATCTCCTTTTGTCCACGGCAATTTTGTCCATATAACTGGTGATACAATGACTGGTAGATTAATACTTCCAGCTGGAACAACTGATGAAGCACCATTACAATTTAATAGTGGAGATTTGAATACTGATAGTGAAACTGGTGTTGTTGAATTTATGAGTGATGATTATTATGTTGGTATTACTACACCAAGTGCGGCAGTTTATACACCATTTTATCCACCAACATTTTCAAGTTTATATACTATTGCAACAACAAAATTTAGTACACAGTATTGGTCGTATAGAGCAACAAATCCAGCACAAATCTTAACTGGTACACCAGTTAATCGAGCTTGGTATAGTGCGAATGGTTCTCCAATAAATCAAAGATTTCATATTAAATATAATACTCCTGTATTAGCAAATAGAATATATTATGAAAATTCACATTCACTCGGTGGTACTACAAATGCTGGTGTAAAAGATTTTACTATTTGGGGTTCAAATACACAAGCAGATTATGATGACCAAGTTTATGTTAATGATGGAACTTGGGTTTATATTGCAGCTGGTCAAATGGAAGAACATATTGCTTTAGACCAAGTTGACCCGAAATACATAACATTTTCAAACTCAACAGCATATCAATTTTATGCTTTCAAATTTGAAAATGATTGGGGAAATGGTAGTTACATGGGTATAAGGCATATTGAACTTCAATATGGTTCTACCAATTATAGAAAAGGTGTAATACTTAATGATGGTGCTAACTTAACTGATACTTATATTCCTGTTGCTACTACTAATGGTAGATTGGTTGATAGTACATTACAAGTTGATGATATATTAACAGGTACAACATTAACCGATACTTATATTGGATATGGTAATACTTCTAATCTATTAACAGGTTCAACAGAATTGACTTGGGATGGTAGTGATTTAAGTGTTAATGGTAGATATCTAGTTGGCGGTGTGGATAGTATTGTAGGAACAGAAGGTGGAAATCTTTCAACTTATTTAGTATCTCATTACTTAATGAATGATGATTTAGCTAGTACAACAGTATTAGATAATTATGGTAGTAATAATGGTACTTTAGTTGGTGCTAACACAGAAGACCACAGTGTTGCTGGTAAAATAAATGAAGCGTTAGACTTAAATACATATCCTCAATATATAAATTGTGGTGATAATTGGGGTTTTAGTGATAATGCTTCATTTACTTATACTACTTGGGTTAAGTTAAATACAACTACTAACCAAGATTGGATAGGAAATGCTGGTGGTAGAAGAAATATACAATTAGTAAGTTCTAAATTATACCTTGTTGGTTGGGATGGCGTAACAAAATCTGTAACAGGTAATAAGGTTTTGAATAGTGGTATTTGGTATTGGATAGCTGTAACATTTGATGGTACAACGGCAAAATTATATGTAGATAATGTATTAGATAATTCTGGCGCTTTTTCATATCAAGAAGGTAGTTATAATGATGGTATAGGTACAAGGTATGCGGCAAGTGGATATGCAAATACATCATTTGATGATGTAAGAATACATAATGCTGTTATAAGTGCTGATGATATGGCAGCAATATATGAAAGCGGAACTGGTACTGAAAATGAAGGTAGTTATGCTGGCATAGAAAAGTACTCAAATGCTATCGGAACTTCAAGTGAGTTAACAACTTATTATGATTTAAACACATATAAAGATTTATTAATTGAAGGTGATTTAGAAGTTCAAGGAGAAATATATGGTGTAGGTTTAACATCAACATATATTGGTTATGGTAGTACTGGTAACACATTAACTGGTTCAAGCGGGTTGACTTGGGATGGTACAGATTTAACACTTATAGGTGATACTGATGAAGTGTGGTTAAAATTGAATAGCGCAGTAACTACAGAAAAGGCTGGTATTTCAATGTATGGCTCTTCTGGCACACGTGGTAATGTATATTTTGAATATACTGGAGCTTACACGCAATTTTATGATATAGAAGATACTTTTAATGGTGGTATACATAAGTTCCAGACTGATGGTAATACAATAATGAGTGTTGTTGGTGATGGAGGAACGAGTGGTAAAGTTGGTATTGGAAAAACACCATCATATAAATTAGATGTAGATGGTGTTGTTAGAGGAGATTATTTTGTAGCAACAGAATATGCTGCTGTTGGTAATTCGTTTAGTAATTCGTCTGGTAATATATATATTCATTCTGGTGCTGTCGGTAAATGTATATTTTTAAGACCAAATGGTCACGGTAATAACACTGGTATATTTTCAGTTAAATCAGACCATTTTGAAGCATGGGGCACAGGTACTCATTATATTGGTGGTAATTTAGGTATTAAAGTAGGTGCAGAAGTATCATTACACGTTGATGGAACTATTCAAAGTGCTGGTGCTGCTGGCACAACAGATAGATTAAGAATGGATTATGATAGTTATGCTATACCATCTATTTTGGCTTTAACACCATTAGGTGGTGTTCAAGATTTAGCCTTAAATCCTGCTGGTGGTAATGTAGGTATTGGAACAGCAACACCAACAAATAAATTAGATGTTCACGGGAATATAACAACGGATAGTCAAGTTATAAATGCTGCTGCTACAGATTGCGCTATTATTGGTGGTAGCCTAAACACGATAAACCACATTAATGCTGATGAAAGTGTAATA